GGTCGACGATTGGCACATCCATGGGTGATACGTTCCGGTTGCCTACGGGCAGCGGGTCGACGATTGGCACATCCATGGGTGATACGTTCCGGTTGCCTACGGGCAGCGGGTCGACGATTGGCACATCCATGGGTGATACGTTCCGGTTGCCTACGGGCAGCGGGTCGACGATTGGCACATCTATGGGGAGTACGTTTCGGCTGCCTACGGGCAGCGGGTCGACGATTGGCACATCTATGGGGAGTACGTTTCGGCTGCCTACGGGCAGCGGTGCACCTTCACCGTTTGCTTCTCCAACCTCGTCTGGGCCTGAATCTGCGGCTGAATCTTACATGAGGGGATTTACGGCTGCACCTTCGCCGTTTGCTTCCCCAACCTCGTCTGGGCTTGAATCTGCGGCTGAATCTTACATGAGGGGATTTACGGCTGCACCTTCGCCGTTTGCTTCTCCGAAGGCGGCTGCGGCTGTACCAACAGAGGTATATCGTCCTCCGTCAAACAGCCCTGCGCCAATGTCAAAATTTGACCAGATGATGGCGCTTTACAACGCCAATGACCCTTCTATGGCGGCGTATAGAACACCTGCTGGAGATTCTTCGCTTGTTCAAACAACAACCCCTACAAGCGGGCTAGGGTCAAAGTCAGCTCGAGACGATTTAGAAGAGATTCCTGGATTCCCTAGACTCGGGGACGCTGGATTTCCTGTACAAGGGGACGCTGGATTTCCTGTACAAGGGGACGCTGGATTTCCTGTACAAGGGGACGCTGGATTTCCTGTACAAGGGGACGCTGGATTTCCTGTACAAGGGGACGCTGGCACGGCTAAATCTGATTTGGCCGAGCTTCCTGGTCAGGTTAATTACACAGGTCCAACTGCGGCCTTACCTGGTCAGGTTAATTACACGGGTCCAACTGCGGCCTTACCTGGTCAGGTTAATTACACGGGTCCAACTGCGGCCTTGCCTGGTCAGGTTAATTACACGGGTCCAACTGCGGCCTTGCCTGGTCAGGTTAATTACACAGGTCCAACTGCGGCCTTACCTGGTCAGGTTAATTACACAGGTCCAACTGCGGCCTTGCCTGGTCAGGTTAATTACACGGGTCCAACTGCGGCCTTGCCTGGGCAAGTTAATTCGAATATCCCTGTAGCACCGCCACCCGTAGCACCGCCACCCGTAGCACCGCCACCTGAAATACCGGTGCCTGTAGTAGTGCCACCGCCTGTAGTGCCACCGCCTGTAGTGCCACCGCCTGTAGTGCCACCGCCAGTGGTTCCACCAGTGGTTCCACCAGTGGTTCCACCACCAGTGGTTCCACCACCAGTGGTTCCACCACCAGTGGTTCCACCACCAGTGGTTCCACCACCAGTTGCACCGCCAGTTGCACCGCCAGTTGCACCGCCTGTAGTGCCCCCTGTTGAGTACGACATCCCTATTATCCTTGCTAAAGGTCCTGCAGCGTTTGGACAAAACACCATGCGTCCAAAGCCACCCGCTGTCGTACCACCTAAAGCTCCCAGAACTCCTCCGCCAGTTACCCCTGTCTCATTACAGTCGGGGCTCAATGAGTTTGAAAAGGAAGTTTTAAAGCGTCCTGTTTCTTCTACACCTGAAATACCGGTACCTGTAGTAGTGCCGCCGCCTGTAGTGCCGCCGCCTGTAGTAGCACCGCCTCTGCCTGACATACTCCCGCCGGGAAAAATTACGCCAGATATTCTTGCCGCAGGCAGTTTGGACCCTCATACATTAGGCAGCTACAAAAAATTGTCTAATGTTTTTGGAACGACAAAGGATCGCGCAGGCAACTTTTCTGCGACGGCAGCAGCGCCTTCAATAGACGAAATCCGTACAGGTCAATTAACCGCTCAAATTGCAGGCCAAAACGCTCAACTCTCCGATGTTTTAGGGGCTAAGGTAGATCGTTTTGGAAATGTTATTGCAGCTCCTGCAATGCCTAGATTTCTAAAAAATGGAGGAGAGGTTGTGAGCAATCCATATGTTCGTCGTTTTTCAACGGGGGGTTCAGCTCAAAGCCTTCCTAGTCCGTATGACTTTATGGCATCTCCAGATCATTACAGTTATTTAGATGTGCCACAGAGTGTCAAAAACGAAATTTACTGGGCCCTGTCAACAGGGGACAACGATTTAGCTTATAAAGTTTCAAAAACTTTTCTTGACTCAAAAACAGCAGAGGCAACTAAACCTGTTACACCACCCGTAGTGCCGCCACCCGTAGTGCCGCCACCCGTAGTGCCGCCACCCGTAGTGCCGCCACCCGTAGTGCCGCCACCTGTAGTGCCACCGCCTGTAGTGCCACCGCCTGTTAGACCCCCCGTTGTTGCACCGCCCGAGTCTTATACAGGCGACATACCAGTAGCAACTGTTAGGGGTCCGACAGCGTTTGGGCAAAACACCACGCCTTCGACTCCTGGCATTGGCAGCACACCCACGCGTCCTGTTATGCCACCCACATTCCGTCCACCTACCAAGCCCCTACTACCAACGGCGCTTGCGCCAACCATTGGTCCAAACGCGTTTGAAAACGAAGTCTTAATGCGTGGTCCAGTGCGCACAATGGAGCGTGATACAAGCGACATTCCAATTACTCTTGCTAAAGGTCCGACAAGTGGGCCTAAACTGCTTAAAGAAGGCGGAGAAGTCGCAAGTAATTCACAGTTGATTACTGATTACATTCAACAAAAAAATAAAGAAGAACAAAGCGATGTTATTGATACAAATCCTTTGGGCACAGCGCAGGAACTTTTGAGCAGCGTGACCAAGATCAACAGCAAGGCAGCCCCCATTCGGCAAAGCGTGAAGCGTGTTTCTCGCGGCGCGGGCAGTGATGCCTCTCGCTCTAAGGAGATGAACCTGAAAGTGGCTCCGCTGTCCAAGTCCAAGCAGATGGTGCTTGACACGTCGTCCACTCCAGCGGAGGAAAAAGACGGGGCAAAGGGTTCTGCGCGCGAGCAGATGGACGACCTTGTTCGGGCGTATGAGCTGCAGATCAAGGCTGTCAAGAACAAGGCCCGTGGCCTATCCGCTGACACCTTTGGCGCGCCGACCTTGGAGCAATCAAGCCTGGCCAAAAACACCTTGGCCAAGAGGCGCTTTAACAAGGGCGGGGAAGCAAAGGCAGGCAGTGCCAAAGAAGAGTTGGGAGCGTTAAAAAAACTGGGAGTTTTCTTGCGGGACATGGATGTGTCTCCAACGGACCTGATGGCTGTGTTGGGCAAGACAAGTACGGCTATGGGGACAGCGCTGACGCCGGTGTCTTTGAACGAGGGCGAGGATAAAGAATTGCGCCGTCGCCAGTCGCAGTCTGCCACGATTGACAATCCCCCCAAGCGCTTTAACAAGGGCGGATTTGTCAGCGTACTGGAGAAGGGCGACATGTCCAGCCCTGCTTACAGGGCGCAGCTTGAACGTGAGCAGGGGCTTGAGGGGTCATACCCAGAAATGATTGTTGCGCCTCTGGTTAAAGGTGCGCGCGCGGGGCTTGAGAGTCTTTTGGCTAGACGTGCGCCGGAAAAATTCACGGAGTTGGACAATGCCCGTCGGAGTGCGGCGTTTAAGACACTGACGGAGAAGGAAAGGGCAAAGTACTTTGGTACTGGCCAACTGCCTGATGATTTTGCGGCGCGGATGAGAAACGCATCGGCAATTGGTGCGCAGGTGGGCAGGGCCCCATTCCCGACAACCGTACCAAGCCCCGAGAAGAAACGGGCCAACTTAAAGAAGTACCTGGGCGAGACGGTGCGTGACCCGGCTGGGCGTCGACTGGCGGTGGAGCTGGAAGCCCAAAGCAGGCAAAAAGAAACCCAAAAATAAACCACGTCGACAGTTGATTTGTTGAATAATATACAGCTGCAAGCGTAAGGAACACACATGGCAATCGAAAAAGCAATGAACCAACTGCCCATGCTCGAGGTGGTCATCGGCGGCGGGGGCATTCCAGCGCCTCAGTCCGACATCGAAATCATCATCGAAGAGGATGGCGGTGCCACTGTGGAGATGGGCGAGAAGGACGCCGAGGAAGTAGACTTCTACGCCAACCTGGCGGAGGTCATTGACCCGGACGAATTGGTCGGCGTGGGCCTTGAAGTATCAGCCTTGTTCGAAGCTGACAAGGGCTCGCGCTCCGACTGGGAGTCCATGTACGCCAAGGGCCTGGACCTTTTGGGCTTTCGCATGGAAGAGCGCACCAAACCCTTCCGTGGCGCGGCCGGTGCAACGCACCCCATGCTGACTGAAGCCATCATCCAGTTCCAGGCACAGGCTTTTAAGGAGCTCATGCCCGCTGGCGGCCCTGTTCGCAGCCAGATCATGGGCAAGGAAACGGTGGAAAAGTTCCAGCAAGCCGGTCGCGTGCAGGATTTCATGAACTACCAGATCACCACGGTGATGGAAGAGTACACGCCGGAGTTCGACCAGCAGCTTTTCTACACTGGCTACGGTGGGTCGACCTTCAAGAAGGTCTACTACGACTACCAATTGGGCCGCATGGTGTCCAAATTGTGCCTGGCAGACGACGTTTACATCCCGTACAACGGCTCAAGCGTCGTGTCCCAGTGCCCACGGCTCACGCACCGCATCGCAATGGACTCCAACGAGTACAAAAAACGCGCGGTGGCCGGCGAATACCTGGATGTGGTGGCGGATACGTATGCTACGCCTACCGATCCAAGCCAAATTCAGGCCGCAGTGGACAAAATCACCGGCATTCAGCCCACCACGGACGTGGGCGAGGTGTTTTTGCTGGAGCAACTGGTCGATTTAGACATTCCAGGCTTTGAAGATACGGACGAAGACGGCAAACCAACAGGTGTGAAGCTCCCATACGTCGTCACACTGGTAGAAGACAGCTTAAAAGTCGTCGGAATCCGTCGAAATTGGAAAGAAAACGACGAAAAGCGCCTGCGACGCAACTATTACGTGCACTACGTGCTTGTCGAAGGCCCTGGAGCCTATGGTTTGGGCTTTGTGCACCTCATCGGGGGCCTCGGCAAGGCCGCAACAAGCGCTTTGCGCCAGTTGATTGACGCCGGAACGCTCGCCAACCTGCCTGCAGGCTTCAAAGCCAAAGGAGCACGGATCGCGGACGACTCCGACCCCATCCAACCGGGTGAATGGCGAGACATTGACGCCGGTGGTGCGGAACTTTCTGCTTCGCTGCTGCCATTGCCGTACAAAGAGCCTAGCCAGGTGCTGTTTGCGCTGATGGGCTTCCTGGTTGACTCTGGTAAGCGCTTGTCCAGTACTGCAGACATGCAGGTGGGCGACGGCAACCAGTACGCACAGGTGGGAACGACCTTGGCACTGCTCGAGCGCGGCTCCATGGTCATGTCCAGCATCCACAAACGACTGCATTACGCACAGACGTTGGAGTTCCGCCTGCTGTTTGAGGGGTTTGGCGAGTACATGCCTGACGAGTACCCCTACGAGGTCCCCGGCGCCAGCCGCAAGATCAAGAAGGCGGACTTCAACACCATGGTCAGCGTGCAGCCTGTTGCTGACCCTAACATTTTTAGCTCCGCACAGCGTATTCAAATCGCGCAGATGCAGTTGCAGTTGGCCCAAAGCGCTCCAAACATGCACAACATGTACGAGGCCTACTACCGCATGTATGCAGCGCTCAACATCCGCGACATCGACGGCGTGCTGTTGGCACAGAACACCAATTCGCCTCGCGACCCAGCGTCGGAGAACAGTGACGTGCTCAACGGGATGAAGCTCAAGGCCTTTGCCGGACAACAGCACGACGCGCACATCGCAACGCACCTGATGATGGGCCTGTCGCCCATCCTGCATGCCAACCCAATGGCAGCGGCGGAATTGCAGAAGCACATTTTGGATCATGTTCGCTTGAAAGCGGAGGAAGACGTGGAAGCCGAGTTGTTCAAGACTTATGGCACCGATCCAGATCAAATGGTGTCTGCTATCCAGAAGGAAGGCATGGTTGCGATTAAGATCGCGGTGTATATGCAAGAAGTTCGCACAATGCAGGAGACACTGGCTGGGGGCGACGAGGGACCTGATCCGTTGGTCAAGCTCAAAGAGGCTGAGATTCAACAACGTGCCCAAAATGACCAAGCCAAGATTGCTATTGACCAGCAGCGCCTGACTTTGGATCAACAAAAGCAGCAAGAGAACATGCAAATTAACCGCCAGAAGCTGCAACTGCAGCAGGCTAAGCTTAATCAGCCCGGAGGCCAATATGCCGCTTAAAGAGATTCCACTCAAGCCAGGGAAGACCAAGCAACCCAAGGGCGTCAAGCCTGGTATGCCAAAAACGCCCCCGGGCGTGCAAGGCCCTAGCATGATTGTCAAGAAACGAGACGGCAACCGCCCGGTTAAGATATACTGAAATGTCAGTGAACGCTATCGGGCGGGGCTTTAAGCCGCCTGCTTTTCATGGAAACCACCATGCTTGAATTTGCAGAAGCAGTTCTGAAGGAAATCAGGAAACTCCAGGATCAATCCAAACAGATTGTCCTGAACGGAACCATCACAGACATGGAGCGCTATCGCTTCATGATGGGTCGCCTTGAGGGTTTGAGAATGGTTGAAGACTCCGTGAAAGAGTTGCTCAAAAAAGTAACTGACGATGTCGACGATTTTCTCAAGTGAAAGGAAGACCATGGAAACCGCAATCCCTGAAATCAACATGACCGCCTTAGAGCGTAAGTGGGCCGAGGAGGCAGCCAACAAGCCGCCTGCTCTTGAAGACGCCTACACCGAGCTCGGATTTGATCCGGAAAAGCTCGAACAGTCGGTCATCGACACCATTCCAACACCCTCTGGGTGGCGCATTGCCATCCTCCCCTATCGCGGCGCGGAAAAGACCAAAGGCGGCATCGTCTTGGCCGAGGAAACGCAGCGCAAGACACAGCTTGGCACCACGTGCGGGTATGTTTTGAAAGTGGGGGACCTTGCCTACGCCGACGGAAGTAAATTTCCAAACGGCCCGTGGTGCAAGGCAGGTGACTGGATCATTTTCGGCCGATATGCGGGTGCTCGCATCCCAATCGACGGGGGTGAGATTCGTTTGTTGAATGACGACGAAGTGTTGGCTGTCGTAAACAGTCCTGAAGATATTCTGCACATGTAAAGGAGCAAAAGCATGAATGACGAGCTGCAATTTAAAGTAGGCGAGGACGAGAGTCCGGCCACTGTATCCATTGGGGAGGACGGTGCTGCTGAAGTGCTGGACAAACCGGAAGCGCCTCTTGTAGAACAGACCTCTACTGCCCAAACAAGCAGCGAGCTGGATCAGTACAGCGAGGGCGTCAAAAAACGCATCGACAAGTTGACCGCGCGCCTGCGCGAGACTCAGCGCCGCGAACAGGCGGCGTTGGAGTACGCCAAGAATGTCCAAGCACGTGCCACGCAGCTTGAGCAGCAGTACATGTCCGTGGACAGTGAGCGGCTGGGCGAGGCCAATGGCCGCATTCAGACGCAAGTAGTCGCACTTAAGCAGATCATTCGCAAGGCTCGAGAAGAGGGCGACATTGATACTGAGACGGATGCGCAACAGCGTCTATCAGCGTTGACTTTTGAGCAAAGCCAGGTCACAGCTGCTACGCAACAGCGGGAACAGCAGCAACAGGAGTGGAACTACCAGCAGCAAGTTGCCGCTCAACAGGCCGCACAGCAGCCACAGGCGCAAGTGCAGCAGGAGATTGATCCTCGAGTAGAGGATTGGGCCGAACGCAATCCTTGGTACGGCCGAGATACCGCCATGACTCATGCTGCGTGGGGCATACACCGTCAACTTATCCAAGTGGAGGGATTTGACCCCGCGAGCAATGAGTATTATGATGAACTAGACAACCGCCTAAAACAGGCCTTCCCTCAAAAACTGGGAAGGTCTGCCGAAGCGCAAACTAACAGAGCCACCCGAAACGTGCAAACGGTGGCACCTGCATCCCGATCATCGGGTATTAACAACGCACGCCGCACTGTCAAACTGACCCCAAGTCAAGTTGCAATTGCCAAAAGATTAGGTGTTCCTCTTGAGGAATACGCTAAATACGTAAAGGATTGAACCATGTCAGACGTTAAATTACCTACCCTCAATCGCACTTCTCGTGGGGCCGAATCCCGGGAGAAAGATGCGCGACGTAAGCCTTGGGCACCTCCTTCACGTCTGGATGCGCCTCCTGCGCCTCCTGGATACAAGCACCGTTGGATTCGAGCTGAAGCCGGTGGTTTTGACGACCGCACGAACATCTCTGGAAAGCTCCGTGAGGGGTATGAGCTGGTTCGTGGGGACGAGTACCCCGACTATCACGTCCCAACAGTAGACGATGGCCGACATGCTGGCGTGATCAGCGTGGGAGGTCTTCTTCTAGCCCGTATTCCAAATGAGACAGTTGCAGAGCGCAATGCGTATTACCGCGATCGAGCGAATGACCAACTGCAGGCGGCTGATAACGAACTGATGAAGGCCAATGCTCACAACAGCATGACTATTCAGCGTCCGACTCGCCAGTCCCGCGTATCGTTCGGCGGCTCCACTAAGAGCTGACGAAATTCATCTTTTTAAGGAAATGACAAATGGCTAACATCGACAAAGCCTTCGGTCTGCGTCCTATGGGCAATCTCTCGGCCACTGGTGCTCAAGCTCAGTACGGCTACGAAATTGCTGATAACCAGTCCGGAGCAATTTACCAAGGCGACCTCGTCACCATTTATGATGGCTACTTGGTCAAGTTCGCACCCGCCACCCACACCGCAGCTGTCGGCGTGTTTAACGGCTGCAACTACATTGACCCCACCACAGGCAAACCCACTTGGAAGAACTACTACCCTGGTTCGGTCAACATCACCGCTGGCAAGATCGTTGCCGACGTGATCGACGATCCAGCTCAGCTGTTCTTGATCCAGGTAGATGAGTCCGTGGCCCAGACCCAAGTCGGCTTTAACGCTGACGTCGTGGGCACTGGCGGCAGCACCACTACCGGTGTTTCCACCATGGAACTGGACTCGTCCACTATCGCAAAAACTGCTGCACTGAACCTGAAGATTGTTGGTCTGTTTGACGTACCAGGCAATTCTTTTGGCACCAATGCCGTGGTGGTAGTGAAAATCAATGAACACCTGTACGGCAGTGCTGGTGTTGCAGGTCAAGGAGCTTAATCATGGCAATTTCACGCGCACAACTGGTCAAGGAACTTGAGCCAGGTCTCAACGCTCTGTTCGGCCTTGAGTACAAAAACTACGAGAACCAACACACTCAGATTTACACCATCGAATCTTCGGACCGCGCGTTTGAAGAGGAAGTGATGGAATCGGGTTTTGGTGAAGCCCCTGTGAAGACCGAAGGCGCTGGCGTTGCATACGACCAGGCGCAGGAAGTCTACACAGCTCGTTACACCCACGAGACCATCGCCCTGGCGTTCTCGCTGACCGAAGAAGCCGTTGAGGACAACCTCTACGACCGTCTGTCGGCCCGCTACACCAAGGCCCTGGCCCGCTCGATGGCTCAGACCAAGCAGATCAAGGCTGCGGCCGTGCTGAACGGCGCTTTCACCACCTCCATCGGTGGCGACGGCGTGGTTCTGTGCTCCACCTCGCACCCCACACTGCAGGGTCCTAACCTGTCCAACACCCTGGCAACAGCCGCTGACTTGTCCGAGACTTCCTTGGAACAAGCTCTGATCGACATCCAAGCGTTCACCGACGAACGTGGTTTGAAGATCGCTGTTCAGGGCCTGAAGTTGATCATCCCCAAAGAGCTGCAGTTCACTGCTGATCGTATTTTGAAGTCCACTCTGCGTCCTGGTACTGCAGACAACGACATCAACTCGATCCGCAACATGGGCATGGTCTCTCAGGGCTACACCGTCAACAACTTCCTGACCGACCCAGACGCGTTCTTCATCAAGACTGACGCTCCTAACGGCATGAAGATGTTCGAGCGCGTGCCCTTGAAGACAGGTTTTGAAGGCGACTTCGACACCGGCAACGTCCGTTACAAGGCTCGTGAGCGCTACAGCTTCGGCTTCAGCGACCCACGCGGCATCTTCGGTTCTCCCGGCGCTGCATAAGCGGTTGGAAAAACGAGAAAAAGGGGCCTTGTGCCCCTTTTTCTTTTCTTGCAAATAGGTTATATTGAGCCCATTCCGGGCTTTTCCGGCACATCTGACAGTCCCGGCTGACGACATGCAGACGGATGTGCCTAACTTGCATGTAAGGAACATACCATGGCAAATACCACCTTCTCCGGACCAGTCACATCTCAAAACGGCTTTATTGGCGCTTTGATAGGCAATATCACAGGCAATATTGCAGGCACCGCAAGAATCACCCACGCCACAACTTCCGCGATCAACGCAACTGCTACGGCTACTGCTGCTGAAGTTGCCACCGGCTACATCACATCCACTTCGGCCGCTGCCACCACCATCACACTGCCAACAGGCACGGCTCTTGGCGCTGCCATTGGCGCGGCACGCGGCACTGTGTTTGATTTGTACGTTGACAACACTGCAGGTGCAAACACTGTGACCATTGCTGTGAACACAAATGCGATTTTGTCTACTGCTGCTGCAGACACCGCTGGCTCTTTTGGTGACTTGACTGTGGCTTCCGGTGCTACCGGTTTGGCACGATTTACCCTCATGTTCTCCAGTGCCACAGCGTACGCGTTCACACGCACTGCTTAATAGGGAGCCGCCATGAGCTTCAGCAACATTAAGTCGGTACAGAAGACGTCGTCTGCGGCGGCCGTCTCTGGCCGCACACGTCTGCTGGGGGTCTATTTCACAAACACGGCCACCGCTTCTACCCTCGTCCTCAAGGATGGCGGCAGCAGCGGCACGACCCGTTTGTCTTTGGTGACCCCCGCCGCTGCCGGTTCGCAAGACCTGCTGATCCCAGACATGGGTATTCTGTTTGAAGATGGCATCTACATCACTTTTGGCTCGGCCGAAGTGACCAGTGTGACGCTGCTGTTCGAAGGCGGAGCGGCTGCGTAATGGCAACCAAAAAGGGCATGGGCATTAAAACCTCGGTTAAGAGCGGTAATTTCCGCCCGACCAAGGCCGGTGCCGGCATGACCAAAAAAGGCGTGGAAGCCTACCGCAAGGCAAACCCTGGAAGCAAGCTGAAAACAGCTGTGACCTCGGCCAAGCCCTCTGCGGCAGAGGCCAAGCGCCGTGCATCGTACTGCGCGCGCTCCGAAGGGCAGATGAAACAGTTCCCAGAAGCTGCCAAGGACCCCGACAGCAGACTTCGCCAGGCTCGTAAACGCTGGAGATGCTAAATGGAGATGATGGTATGGAACATAGTCTTAACCGCTGTGGTGGGTCTCATGGGCTTTCTTCTTAAAGGCAAGTTCGATGAGCTGTCGCGGCTTAGCATTTTGCTGAACCGCACCCGCGAAGAGGTTGCCAGGGACCACATCACCCGCAAGGAAGTGGACGATCGGGTTGAGAAACTCGTTGTTCACATGGATCAGAGGTTCAACCGCATCGAGCAAAAACTCGATGACATGCAAAAAGGACGGATGATATGAAAGCACCCATGAAAATGGTCAAAAAAGGCGGCAAATCAGTGCCCGCTTTTGCTGCTGATGGCGTCGGCAAAATGAAAAAAGGCGGCGCTGTTGGCATGCACAAGATGCCCGACGGCAAGATGATGAAAGATTCTGACATGGCCGACAAGATGGGTCGTGCCGTGAAACGTAAAACGGCCGACGTTAAAGGCCGTGCAATGAAAAAAGGAGCTTGATATGGCTGGAAGAGGAATGGGTTGCGCCACTCGTGGCGGCGGTGCTGTTGAAAGCGGCCCCAAAAACAAAGTGATGTCCGAGCCCAGTAAAACTACTGGTCCCGTGATGATGAAAAAAGGTGGCATGGCCAACAAAGGCGGCATCAATCAGCACAAGCGCATGGCCATGGGCAAGCCCGTTGGCAAAATGGGCGGTGGCATGATGGCCAAGGGCTACAAAAAAGGCGGAGCAGCCTGCTAAATGGCCACATCCGGCACAACCACATTCAACCTGTCGATTGACGACCTGGTTGAGGAGGCGTTTGAGCGCTGCGGCATGCGTGCGACCAGTGGGTATCAACTCACCTCGGCCCGCCGCTCGCTCAACTTGCTGTTCCTTGACTGGGCCAATCGCGGGCTGAACCTGTGGACGATCGAGCAGGCGTCTATCCCGTTGACCGCTGGTGTCTACGAGATCGCGCTGGATGAGTCGGTTGTCAACGTGCTTGAGGCGGTCATTCGACAAAACAACCAGGGCACCAACACGGACGTGTACATTGAGCGCATCAGTCGCGAAGACTGGCTCAACGTGCCCGACAAGACCACGCAGGCCCGCCCTGCGCAGTTCTACGTCGAGCGCACCACCATCCCCAAGGTGTACTTTTACCCTGCCCCGGCTGCCGGGTACACGTTCGTGTATTACCGCATCCGCCGCATCCAAGACGCCGGTGGCTACACCAACACGGCCGACGTGAACTTCAGGTTCTTGCCGTGCTTGGCTTCTGGCCTGGCCTACTACCTGTCGCTTAAGTTTGCGGCTGACCGGACTGCGGCCCTGAAGGCGATCTACGAAGAAGACTTCCAGCGCGCTGCATTGGAAGACCGAGACACCGCCAGCGTGCAGTTTGTGCCGGACATGGGGGTATGACATGGCCTTCGCAACCGGCATCTATTCTTACGGATTGTGCGACTACTGTGGCCAGCGCTACAAGTACAACATACTGCGTAAGAACTGGCGCGGGTTCATGGTCTGCCCTGATGATTACGAGCCCAAGGAGCCTCAGTTGGAGCCCTTGCGCTACCGAGGTGATGCCATTGCATTGCGCGATCCGCGCCCCGATCGCATCGAGCCTGTGTCAGTCTTTGTTGGCGCACCGGGCTTCACGGCGTTTCAAAGTTATGGCAGCGTCCTGGGCACGGCTAACATGCGTCCTTATGTGCAAGATCAAGCGCTTATCGCGCAGGGTGTTGTCGGAAAAGTGACTGTGAGCATCACATGAACTACAACGAACTTGTCACCAACATCCGAAACTACACCGAGGTAGGCAGCAATGTCTTTACCGAGTCGGTGATCAACACGTTTATCACGATGGCGGAGAACCAGATTCTTCGCGAGATAGACCTCGATGTTTTTAAGCTAGAGGTCACGGGCAACATGACTCAGGGTAACAAGTTCTTGAGTGCCCCTTCGGACCTGCTTACACATCGCTACATGATTTTGACACCAGCTAGCGGGGAGCAAATTTTCTTGGATTTTAGGGACACCTCTTTTATGAAAGAGTACTGGGCCAACGGAACTACCCAAGGCATTCCTAAATACTATTCGGTGTGGGACCAGAACACGTTCTACATTGCCCCCACGCCTAATCAAAACTACAGCGTAGAGCTGGGCTACATCTACCGTCCAGCGCAGCTGTCGTCGGCTAATCCAACGACTTGGATCAGTATCAATGCGCCAGAGGCGCTCTTGTATGCGTGCTTGATCCAGGCCTATAGTTACACTAAGGGGCCAGCGGACATGATGCAGTATTTCCGTGCGGCCTACAAAGAGGCTATTCAAGGCTTGGGCACTGAGCAGCAGGGTCGTCGCCGTCGTGACGAATATCGAGATGGTATGCTTCGTATCCCACTTAAATCGGAGTCACCCGGACCATGATTACTTCCCCTGCTCAATCTTTTGTAGGAAGCGTTTTTGTCGAAACAACGCAGTCACGAGGCTGGACTCCAGAAGAGCTAGCTGTTCGCGCTGCCGACAAAATCATTTACGTCGGCGACCAGTCGCACCCAGCGGTGCAGGCGCAGGCCAGAGCATTCAAAGAGAACGTCAAACAAGTAGTGGCGTTCTATTTAAAAGAAGCGATTGAGCAGGACAGAGCAACAATTGCAGCTCGACTTACTCAAGCTGGGCACCCTAACTTAGTTCATTTACTAGGAGATTAAAAATGGCATTCTCAGGCAACTTCATGTGCACAAGCTTTAAGACAGAGCTGATGCAGGCGGTGCATAACTTCACAGCAAGCACCGGCAACACGTTTAAGCTGGCCTTGTACGACAACAGCGCATCTTTTACAGCTGCGACGACTGCGTATACTGCCACCAACGAGGTGGCCAACTCCGGCACCTACGCTGCTGGCGGCGGAACTTTGACTAATGTTACGCCAACGTCTAGCGGCACAACCGCTTTTACAGACTTTGCTGACCTGTCTTTCACCAGTGCAACCATCACCGCTTATGGCGCGTTGATTTACAACGACACGGCAGCGGGCGACCCTACTGTGTGCGTTTTGGATTTTGGGGGTGCAAAGACGTCCACTTCAGGCACTTTCACCATCATTTTTCCAACTGCTGACGCTACAAATGCGATTATCAGAATTGCATAAAAGCTGTAAATGGCCAATGCAGCGGTTGCCTTTGACGGATGGAACGCGTCTGGCGTAGGCTGGGGGGAACAGCCTTGGGGAGAAGGCGCGCTTGATATTGCTGCAACTGGAGCGGTAGGAACAGTTACGTCTGGGCAAGGCGCAGAAGTTGTTGTCACTGGGGTATCGGCTGTCGGGGCGGCGGGTCAAGTGGCGGTGGAGGGCGCGGCGCTTATTGTTGTCACTGGGGTATCGGCTGTCGGGGCGGCGGGTCAAGTGGCGGTGGACACTCTAACGTCCGTTAATGTTACGGGCGTGGAGGGGGCGGCTGCGGTAGGCCAAGTTACGGTACAAACGGCAGGTGCTACGCTTGTAGACGTTACAGGGGTAGCTGCTGTTTCCTCTGTCGGTCAAGTGGCGGTGGAGGGCGCGGCCCATATCGCTGTTACGGGCGTGGAGGGGGCGGCTGCGGTAGGCAACGTAGCTGTTGAGAGTTTTACTTCTGTTTCGGTAGACGTTACAGGGGTAGCTGCTGTTTCCTCTGTCGGTCAAGTAACCATAGACACCTCTGCCACTACTTCGGTCTTTGTTACCGGGGTACAGAGCACTACAGCGGTAGGTCAGGCCGCTGTGCAGGGATTCGCCACTACCCCCGTTACCGGAGTAACAGGGGCAGGGGAGGTAGGTTCCATTGTGTTCGTAGACGTAACTGTACGGCCGATCGGGGTACAGGCGACAGGGCGGATTGGAAACGTGCTTGTATGGGGGGCTGTTAACGACAATAATACCGTTACGTGGACGCCTGTTAACGACAGTAATGCCGTTGCATGGTCTACAATTCTCACATAAGGACGCATTATGGCAAGCACCTTTTCAGACCTTAAATTTGAACTGATTGGCACTGGAGACCAGGCAGGCAATTGGGGGCAGACCACCAATGACAACATTGGCACGGCCATTGAACAAGCTATAACAGGCCTTGGCAATCCCATCTTCACGACAGATGCAAGCCTGACGATTGGCCTTACTGACACTGTTGCCCTTCAAACGGCGCGGGCCTTGGTCCTTAACGTCACGTCCACAGGCAGTTTAACTGCAACGCGTGAACTCGTTGTTCCGACAATTGAGAAGCAGTATATTGTTCAAAACAACACTGCAGGCGCTCAAAGCATCACGGTAAAGACGGCTGCAGGCACAGGTATCACGGTCCCCAATGGCAGCAAGATGCACCTGTACGTTGACGGGGTAAACGTGATAGACGCGGTTTCGCGTTTTAGCTCCCTTACTCTTGGCGCTGCACTACCTGTTTTGAGTGGAGGCACCGGGACCACGACCCCCAGCTTGGTGGCCGGAACCAATGTCACTATCACGGGTGCATGGCCAAATCAGACAATTGCCGCAAGCGGCGGAGGCGGCGGTGGAGCACTTTTAGAGAATAACCAAGAAATTTCAGAGAATTTTATAATCGGAGCAGGGAAAAATGCTGTAGCAGTGGGGCCTGTGACAGTTAATACAGGATATTCTGTAACAGTGGGCTCTAATCAAAAATGGTTAATTTTTAACTAAGGACTTATTGTGAGCAATTTAAAAGTTCAAGGAAATGCGTTGGGTACGGGAACTACAACGCTGCAATCTGGCAACACCAATAGTATTTTTTCTCTTACGCTCCCTGTTGCAGATGGAACGGCCGGACAGGCCGTGACGACAGACGGATCAGGGGTGCTAGGTTTTGCCTCTGTCGTAGTCCCTGGCGGAGCACTGGGCACCCCGTCATCTGGCACGCTGTCTTCTTGCACGGTCGACGGTACTGACGCTGTTGGCTTTAGAAACATCCCGCAAAACAGCCAAAGCGCGGCTTACACTCTTGTGCTTGCTGACGCCGGCAAGCATATTTTTCACCCAGCAGCGGACAACAACGCAAGGACCTTTACGATCCCAGCAAACAGCTCGGTAGCTTATCCGATTGGCACCGCGCTCACGTTCATTAACATGGCTGTGGCGGACGTTACGATTGCTATTACAACAGATACTCTGATATTGTCTTCCGCAGGCACAACAGGTTCACGGACCTTGGCAACAAACGGGTCGGCAACGTGTATCAAAATCTCAGCTACTGAGTGGCTGATTTCTGGTAGCGGATTGACTTAAAGGCGTTAATATGAGCGGCGCACAACAAATTTCGTTTATGAATCAGCGCTCGTTTGGGCCACCACCTGCTCCCCCTGTAGTTGGGGAGGCCTATGGGGGAGGGTTTTTTGCGGGGCAGATTTCTACTACTGCGAATAGTGTTGCTACACACAATCTCGTAGTCGGTCCACTATCTACTGCGCAAAATTTAAGTTTGCGATGGAAAACTACAAACACCTCAACAACAGGGACAGACTCGGTAATTGACGGCCCTGCAAACAGCGCTAATATGAATGATGCAAGTCATCCAGCAGCACAGTTCTGCGAGGGGTTGACAATTGGAGGTTTTAGCGATTGGTATCTGCCAGCTAAAAACGAGTTAGAGGTGTGTTACTACAATTTAAAACCAAGCACAGCTTCAAACAATACAGCGTTCGGTATAAACCCTAATGCCGTACCTGCAAGGGCATCAAACTACACCACAGGTAACCCTGCCCAAACTTCAGCAGTAATTTTCAGAACAGGCAACGCAGAGGCATTTGCAGGCGGTGCGTATTGGAATAGCACTCAATATTCTGCTACGTACGCGTGGCAAGAGAACTTCCTTGATGGTTACCAAGGTTACGCCAGTAAATCAGGGAATTCCCGTGTTCGAGCAATACGCCGCGTATCGGTTTAATTAAGGAGCATCACAATGCACATCGTTGTAACAGAAGTTGACCACAAAACCCGCGTTCCTTGCACTGTCGAGCCACAGCGCACAGGCCCCTCTATGCCTGCCGTTAAAGGCTTAAAGATCATTTGGACAGATAAGTCCACATGGCCTGTCAGCACAGACGACACAGGCACATACCTGCGTGCCCCCAAATACTATGGCACCTGCGATGACGATGCCGACACGAACATCCCTGGCGTGTTGGAAGTCCTGACCGAGGCTGAGTGGAACGAGCGCCGTGTGACTGAACACGAAGCCACCAAGCCCTATCCATCGTGGATCGGCTACTTGGACACCATGAGCTGGAGCGCCCCCGTAGCTCGTCCAGTAGATGCCATCATGAACGGCGGCAACGTGCGTTATCAGTGGGATGAAGCCACAGTCAACTGGGTGCCAGCGGAAACTCAAGCATGAAGGAGTTTTTCTTCATCTCGGGGCTGCCACGGTCGGGGTCAACTCTGCTGTCGGCTATCCTGCGTCAGAACCCTGAGTTCTACGCAGACATCTCCTCGCCCGTGCAAAGCTTGGTGGCATCGACCATCAATGTTATCACGGGCAGTGAGAGCAACCACCTGATTGATGAAGACCGCCGCAAGAGCATCTTGCGTGCCATGTTCAACGCCTACTACGACGCTGTTGAGCCGCCTACCGTGTTCGACACTAGCCGGGGATGGACATCCAAAACATCGCTTTTGAAGGCTCTGTACCCACAGACCAAGATCATCTGCTGCGTGCGGGACCTGCCATGGATTCTGGACAGTTTTGAACGCATTGCAACTAAAAACAGCTTGTGGAACGCCAGCCTGACCGATAATGAAGCCAGCCAAACGGTAACCACTCGATGCGACGCTCTAATGGACGTTAAAAAGGAAGGCCAGGTCGTCAAGCCCTACTATTTCTTGGAAGAAGGCCTGCTCTTAAGCCCCGACATGATCATGCTGGTGGAGTATGAGATGCTGTGCAAGCAGCCCGAGAGCGTGATGCGGGAGCTGTATAGCTTTATCGGCAAGCCATATTTTGACCACGACTACATGAACGTCGAGTACGATAACGAGGTGTACGACAAGGCGCTGAACATGAAGAGCTTGCACACAGTTCGCAAGCAAGTTTCGTGGCAAGAGCGCCCGTCAATCCTGCCCAAGTCGGTGTGGGAGAAGTACTCAGGCAAGGAGTTTTGGCGCAAACCAGCCCCAGAGTTCTCCGTCAAGTCACTCTACAAAGTCAAAGGTTGAGCATGAAGCGCATTTTAGTCATGGGTTTGCCCGGTTCCGGCAAAACAACTTTGGCTCAGCATATCCTTGAGCACCTGCAAAACGAGCGCAAAACAGTCATGTGGCTGAACGCCGATGACGTGCGCAAGAAGTACAACGACTGGGATTTTTCTCACGAGGGCCGTATCCGCCAGAGCCTGCGCATGCGGGAGTTAGCTGACAGCTACACCACCGATTACGTGATCTGCGACTTCGTGGCCCCTCTGGTGGAGATGCGTAACAACTTCAAGGCCGACTGGACTGTCTGGGTGGACACCATCGAGCAGGGCCGGTTTGAAGACACCAACAAGGCGTTCATCGCGCCGGAGCAGTACGACTTCCGCATCACTGAGCAAAAGGCTGAGAAGTGGGGTGAGTTTGTAGCTGCGCACATCTTGGACAACCGCCGCCGTTCCGTGTTTGACTGGCAGAAAGAAACCGTGCAGATGCTTGGCAGATGGCAGCCGTGGCACAAGGGCCACCGTGCGTTGTTTGAGCGTGCGATTGCCAAGACGGGTCAAGTGGTTATCCAGATCAGAGACTGCCAAGGCTGGAACGGCTCCAACCCCTTTGCCGCAAATCAAGTTAAAGAGTTCATCAAGCGCGACCTTGATCCGTTGTATCAAGGCCAGTACGAAATACAACTTGTGCCCAACGTAGTAAACATCACCTATGGCAGAGACGTGGGCTACAAGATTGAACAAGAATCTTTTGACGAGGCCACGCATGCCATCTCGGCTACGAAGATTCGTAATGAAATGGGAGTTTAATCATGCCAAGCACCTTTTCAAGTCTCAAGTTCGAGATCATCGGCAGCGGCGAGCAGTCGAACACTTGGGGCAATACAACTAACACCAACATTGGCACCGCTATTGAGCAAGCCATCACAGGTCTAAGTAATCCAGTTTTTGCTTCTGACGCTGATTTAACAATCAGCCTGACCGACTTGCTGGGCCCCGCTTTGCAGGTCCCGCGAGCCCTGGTCCTAAACGTCACGTCCAGCGTTTCCTTGACCGCGACTCGAAATTTAGTAGTCCCGACAATTGAGAAGCAATACCTGGTTCAAAACAACACGTCAGGTGGCCGAAGCATTGTTGTAAAAACGGCGGCGGGCACGGGCATTACCGTGCCCAATGGCGCAAAGATGCACCTGTATGTTGACGGGGTAAACGTCATAGATGCAGTGTCGCATTTCAGCGCGCTGACTCTTGGCGCTGCTCTGCCTGTTACAAGCGGGGGCACGGGCACCACTACTCCTGCTTTGGTACAAGGGACCAACGTTACAATCACCGGCGCTTGGCCAAATCAGACAATTAACGCAGTCGGGTCTGGGGACGTTGTAGGCCCGGCATCCGCCACGGACAGTGCATTGGCCGCGTTTGATGGCACTACAGGCAAATTGCTTAAAGAAGCGGCCACGGTAAGTGTGGCGCAGGGCGGCACCGGTCTGACTACTGCCACTGCTTACAGCGTAGTATTTTCGGGCACTACGAGCACCGGAGCTTTCCAGGCCTCTGCCGGTCCAGGAACCGCGACGCACGTCTTGACCAGCAATGGTCCTGGCGCATTGCCCACGTTTCAAGCACCACCCACATTAGGTAACCTTACAGGGGCGGTGACCTCAGTAGGCGTTGCTACCTCTTTGGGCTCGTTTACCTCTGCTGATTTGGCTGGGGCTTTGACTGATGAAACAGGAAGTGGTGCGGCAGTTTTTGCAAACACCCCAACACTTATCACACCTAATTTAGGGACACCAACTACGCTGGTTGGCACCAACATTACGGGCACAGCGGCAGGCCTGACAGCAGGCACTGTGACAACCAACGCCAACCTGACGGGCATGGTCACTTCGGTCGGCAACGCGGCTTCTTTGGGGTCATTTACTTCCGCCAACTTGGCGGCAGCCTTGACCGACGAAACGGGTACTGGCGCGGCAGTCTTCGCCAACAGCCCCACCCTGATAACACCTGCTCTTGGCACACCTGCCAGCGGCGCGCTGACCAACTGCACGGCAGACGGCACTAACCAGGTTGGTTATCGCAACGTACCCCCCTCGGGCACTAAAACGTCTAGTTACACCTTGGTGGCGGCAGACGTTGGCAAATTTGTTGAGCTGGGAACTGGTGGCAGTGTTACTGTTCCTGCGGGCGTGTTTGCGGCGGGGGACGTTGTAAGCATCTTCAACAACACCAGCGGAACCATTGCTTGCACTTGCTCTGCCATCACCGATGTATATAAAGCTGGAACTGATACTGACATTAGCAGCTTCAGCATCACCACACGTGGCGTGGCCAACATCCTTTTCATCACCGCCACCCGCGCAGTGGTAACGGGGAACTTGGCATGAGCGGGATTGTGCTTAACATTTTAGGGGCCAGTTTTGGCGCGGCGTTTGCTCCTGTGGGTTTTTTGGCTTCAATTAGTAATCCTAACGGCAATGCTGTTGATAACTCTAATCTGGCTATAAGGAGCGATCAGCTAAATGCGTCTGTCCAAACTTCAGCAGCCGGTGTTACACAACTTACCGCACTGAGTCTCCCGCTCACATTAGACAGTATTACCTGGCAAGTCGCGCTTACTGACGGGGCAGACGTGCCTGTGGCCAGGCAGATTGCAATTGACTCTGCAGGTAACCCCGTTATAGCAGGCTATAAATTTGTTACTTTTAATAACTTCAATGCAGGCTACGTTGTTAAATTTAACAGCAGTGGAGTTGTTCAATGGCAGCGTCGAGTACAAGCCGACTGTGGTTTTTTTGGGCTTACTATAGACGCTAGCGACAACATTTACTGTGCAGGCGCTGCTCGTTTTTTCTCCCCTAGCCGCTTTGACATTTATGTTTCTAAACTTGATTCCTCTGGCACGCTTCAATTTCGAAGAAACATTGGAGACACCGGCTCACCTTTTGAATCAGCAAGTGCTGTTTCAATAAACAATGCAGATTGGTTTAATGTAGCTGCAAGCTCTGACGCACCTGGTAATTTGGACTCCGCTTTTCTTATTCTTGACCGCTCAACAGGGGACACAATAGGTGCAGTAACCCAAAGAGACTCAAGTGGTTCGGGCAGGCAAGAGGGCATAGACGTTGTCCGTGGAGAGGCAGATACGATAAGTTATTTTTTGCTTCGTACATTTTCAACGTTATCTTCTGGTAGCAAGTCTGATCAAGTGCTTTTACGGCACACAAATGCGGGGGGGTTTGTATGGCAACGACAACTCTCTACTGATCAAACTATTGCGCCTGTACGCTTGGCCATGGACCCCAGTAACACGCATGTCTACACCTGTGCTAACTTGACAAGTTCTGATGGATTACGTCAGGAGCTTCTTCTTGTTAAATATGGTGCTGACGCTACGGGGTCTCTGATTTGGCAGCGAAAACTAGCATGTCCTACAGCGAGCCTTACGGTACGATCCATTGCAACAGATTCCTTAGACAATGTGTACATAACTATGGATCAGTTTTCGTCCGGGTTATCGGACAGGGTGTTAGTTCTTAAAATGCCAGGGAGTGGCGCGGGTGCCGGAAACTCCGCTGTTCTTGACGGTAGGACGTACACCTATTCAGAGTCCAGCGTGTCGGCTTTCTCAGGGGGACTTGTTATTACGGCTTACAGCCCTGTCAATAGCCAATTTTCTGAAACATTAACAACTCCAACTGCGGCAAGTGCCTCCAATACGTTAGCTATTGCAGGGGAATCAGTGTGATCGCAACGGTTAACAAAGCAAGTGGGGTTTAATCATGCGAGACTGGCTCGTTGCTTTTATTGCAGCGGCCAGTCTGGTCGGGCTGACTGTCTGGACGGCGCGGGCCGTCATTCTTGCATTGGGATAATATGATTGACCTTACCAAAGCGATTGGGGCTGTTGCTGCCAGTGTTGCCGCACTGGGAGGTAGTTATACGTTGGCCGACAAGTTTGGTTGGTTTGATCGTGCCATTCTTGAGTGGTCACCGCAGCACTTCAACATCCCGGCAGCAAAGATTGGTGAGCCCATCAACGTGACTGTTGCGCGGATCAAGAAGCGCGACGACTGCTCGGTGGAAGCGTTTACACCGTCAGTGCGTGATGCAGCAGGTATGGTGCATGAGGCCACGCCCTCGAACAGTAAGTTCACAGGCCCCGCTGGTAACGAAGTGGACACTTTCATGTACCAGCTCAAGCTGTCAGAAAAGGAACCTGTAGCTCCCGGCAAGGCGACCCTGACCGCCATCATCAAATACAAATGTCCCGAGGGTGAACGGGTAGTCACGTACCCCCGGCATGAGAATCTTTCTTTTGCATTGGACAGATAATGTTGGTCGAGTTGGCAGCAGCAAATGCAGCATTTAGTGTTATAAAGGAAGCTGTCCAAAACGGTGGCGACCTGATGGCTGCTGGCCAAAAGCTGTTTGATTTTTTCGACAACAAAAACGCGATTCAAAAGAAGGCCAGTAGCGGAAACGACATGGAGGCTTTCGCTGCATTGGAACAGCTCAAGAACAGTGAAGCCGAGCTAAAGCGCATGATGATTTATCACGGTCGCGCAGGGCTGTGGGACGACTGGCTTAAATTTCAAAAAGAAGCCAAGCACAGACGTGAATCCGAGGAACGAGCCGCTGCCCGTAAGAAGGCGGCACGTATTGCAAAGGCATGGCTAACGGCCATGTGGACTGCCATTGTGTTACTGCTGGGGATGCTTGCCGCTCTCGGCGTTTGGGTAGTAGGTCAACTGAAAGGAAAGTAATGCTGTCTCTCATCTCAACACTCGGGGGTCTGCTGATCTCCGGCCTTCCAAAGCTCCTAGAGCACTTCCAGAACAAAGCCGACCAGCGCCATGAGCTGGCTCTGGCTACCCTACAGAACGAACGTGAGTTGGCACTGGCCGCTCAAGGCTTCGCTGCGCAGGCAAAGATCGAAGAAATCCGCACCGAGCAGGTCGCCATGCAGACCCAAGCGCAGATGGCAGAAGCCGAAGCTGGCATGGTCCAAGGCGCTCAAGAGCACGACAAAGCAGTGCTTGCCAAGGCATCCACATGGGTAGCCAACTATGTGGGGACTGTGCGCCCTACGGTGACGTACATCTTCGTCTTCGAGCTGGTCGCCATCAACGCCTTCCTGTGCTACTACCTGTGGTCTAACCCCGGCCTTATCACCAATATGGATGACGTATTAAGGTATGCAGATATTATTTTCAGTCCGGACGAAATGGCCATGTTGGGTGGAATTATAGGATTTTGGTTCGGAAGTCGTAATTGGAGCAAGAAGTGAAAACTTCTGACGTAGGCATCCACTTGATGCACGAGTTTGAGGGTTACCGCAATCGGCCTTACAAATGCAGTGCAAAAATCTGGACGGTGGGCTGGGGCCATGCAATGTACAGCGATCAGCTCCGCCTGCCGAATGTGCGCAAAGAAAACTACACCGGGATGATCCGTGATGACTACCAACTCAAGCCGGAAGACAACCGGGTCTGGTCGAAAGAAGAACTGGTTGAGATATTCAAGGGTGACCTCGTTTCTTTTGAACGCAGTGTTCTTCGACTTGCTCCCAATCTGGCTGGCCATCAGCGCAAGTTTGACGCTTGTGTCGCTCTGGCCTTCAATGTAGGGGCTGGCAACTTCCAGCGCAGCACCATTCGCCAGAAGATTCTGCGGGAAGACTGGGAAGGTGCAGCCGAGGCTTTCCTGATGTGGTCCAAAGCAGACAGCAAGGTCTTGCCCGGTCTGGTGCGCAGACGCAAGGCTGAGATTGCGCTGTTCCTGAGTTAAGTGCGAAAATGTCGCATACCACAAAACTTCTTTGATTGGAGCCTTTATGAAAACCACGCCTGTTTGGGAGAAAAAACGTCCTAAAAGCATTGGAAAGCCCAAGGCCCTAACCCCGGCAAAGAAGGCATCTGCGAAGGCCGCCGCCAAGAAGGCCGGTCGTCCATACCCCAATTTGGTGGACAACATGCGCGCTGCAAAGGGGTAAAAATGCCACTGCTTCGACTCTTCCTCAAGCCCGGCATTGACAAACAAAACACCGAATACGGCGCTGAAGGCGGCTGGGTGGACGGTGACTTTGTGCGCTTTCGTTACGGCTTGCCAGAGAAGATTGGCGGCTGGGAATCTTTTAACAGCCCACAGGTTTATTTCATAGGGGCTGTCTCTGAGGTCTTTACGTGGAACGCGCTAGACGGGACGCCGTACATGGTCCTCGGCACCAACCGAAAAGTCTATGTTTTTTACGGGGGAGATTGGGCGGACATTACTCCCATCCGGGCTACTGACGCGGTCACTTTTGACACAACGAACGGTTCAACCACGGTCACGGTCAATGATGCAAGTCACGGCGCTGTCGTCGGTGACTTTGTCACTTTTAACACGGTTACCGGCGATCCTGGCGGCATTCCAAATGCCAGCTTGACTGGGGAGTTTGAGATTCAACAAGTTTTGAGTGGTAGCCAGTACACCATCGTGTCGCCTACCGCTGCCTCCTCTACCGCTTCTACTGCAGGCACCGCCAACGCGGTGTACCAAATCAATGTCGGCAGTGACGTGAGCTTCTTTGATTACGGTTGGAACACAGGTGCGTGGAATACCTTTACTTGGAACACGCCACGGCCGCCCACCGTTTTAGGCCTCGCCCTAGGGTCCCGTGTCTGGCAGTTTGACAACTACGGTGAAGACCTGATCATGCAGCTTGTTAATGGTCAGATTTTCCAGTGGTCCCCGTCCTCGGGTCTTGGAACACGGGCCACGGCCATCGCAGGCGCGCCCACACGAAGCGCTTTTGCCATAATCTCCACGCCTGACCGGCACCTGGTCTGCTTTGGCACAGAGTCTGTGCTTGGCGATCCCACCAGCCAGGACCCGATGTTTGTTCGGTATTCAAGCCAGGAGGACATTGGCCAGTTTGTGGCCACTGCTACCAACACGGCGGGTGGACAACGGCTCACAGACGGCAACGAGATCGTCTCGGCGTTGCGCTCCAGGGGTCAGATTTTAATTTGGACAGACACGTCCTTACATGGCCAACAGTACATCGGGCCTCCATACACTTTCGGCTTTCAACAACTTGGTGCCAACTGCGGAATCATTGGTCCGCATGCTTGCGCTGACGTCAACGGCGTGGCGTATTGGATGAGCAAAGATGCTTTCTTTGTGTTCGACGGTACAGTGAAAAAACTCCCCTCCTCTGTGCAAGACTATGTGTACGACAACATCAACCTTGGACAGGGATTCGCAGTCAACGTGGCTATCAACACTCAGTTCAATGAGGTAACATGGTTTTACCCCACCACTGACAGCTCATATGTCAACCGATCGGTGACGTACAACTATTTGGAAAACGTCTGGTCTATCGGCACGCTGGCCCGCACTGCGTGGCGCGACGTTGGGTCCTTTCCATCGCCACTGGCCACAAAATATGATCCTGAGGCAGCAGAAGCAAGCCTTACCCCAATTGTGGGGCTTACTCCAGGACGATCAATTCTGTATAACCAAGAGGTAGGGGTAAATGACGACGGCACGCCTATTCCTGCCTACATTTACTCTGGATATTTTGACATCGGCGACGGCGATCAAGTACTGTTCATGAAGCGGTTTATTCCTGACTTTAAGAACCAGGTCGGCAATTTGACGGTGAGGCTGCTACTGCGCCTTTACCCGCAAACAAGCGCCACGCCCAGCTCTTTGGACCCGTACATCATCACACCCACCACCGACAAGGTGGACACACGAGCGCGCGGCCGACAGATTCAACTGCGCATTGAAAGCGATGAGATAAATACCAACTGGCGCTTCGGCACAATGCGGGTTGACATTCAGCCGGACGGCATCCGATGAGCAAGATCACCAACGTCCGTCTGCCCAACGCGACTCAGTCAGGTTACGATCCTGCTCAGTTTAACCAATTGGTGCGGTCGCTTGAGCAGATCATCTTGCAGCTCAACAACACCTACACCCCTGTCACCAGCCAAGACACTGCAGCCGCAGCCACGTGGGCAGGCATGGGTGGCGGTGCGGGTGGCGGCTTCGCAGGCGGTGTTCGGGGGTTTCAGCTGTCCAACGGCATGCTGCAGCCTCACGCCATGCTGATTTCCAACACGGACCAGACCAGCGCAGGCATCACCAGTGAAAACTTGGTGACCTATGACACCGTGGCCTTGGGTAACGGCATCCGTGTGGTGGACAACAGCAAGATTTATGTCCCTTGCTCGGGCCAGTACTTGGTGACGTTCACGCTACAGATGACCAACCGCAGCAACACAGCGGCGGAGTTTGAGATATGGGCCAAGGACACAGGGGTCAATTACCCGTTGAGCAACACTCGCTATGACATTCCGGCGCGAAAAAGTTCTACCATTTGGTCTCACGTGGTGCCCGCTGTCACCGGCATCTTCACCGTCACCGACCCCACGGTGAACTACCTTCAGATCGCATGGTGGTCCGACAACATTGACGTGTACCTGGAACACTACGCCGCAGGGGTGAGCCCCACGCGTCCTGAGATTCCCTCGGTGATTCTCACTATCAACTTTGTTTCAGCGGGCTGATCATGGCAAACAAGTATTTACGCAAGAACCTGACCCCGTCAGCCGCCACGGAGACGACGATTTACACCGTCCCTGCTGCCAACACGGCTGTTGTGTCGTCGCTGCGCGTGACCAACCGCAACGCTTCCGCAGCGGCGTTGTCCATCAACGTCTACCCAAGCGGCGGGGCCACGGCCTTTGCCCTGTTGAAGACCTATTCACTGCCCACGAACCAGACCATGGACGCTTTTAGCGGCGTTCCGTGCATTTTGGAGACCGGAGATATTCTGAAAGTCACCTCCAGCGTGGCAACTGTCGACTTTCACATGTCCTATTTAGAGGTGGACCGGTCGTAAAGAGTGGACAAAACTTGACTTTTTGTTGGATAATTTCAGCCATTACCGCGTCCTTTCCCGGCGCGCAGCCCCACGCGAGGCTAGTGGCAAAAACTGGAAAGGACTATCATGGAAAATGAAGGAATCATGGCGTTGCCACAAGGCGCGGCCATGGAGGGCGAGCAGCCTGTGGCGGAGCCGATGACTGTTTCAAGCGGTGAGTCCTATGACGCTGCGCAAACAGCGCTTCAGCGGATGAACCCCCAAGAGTACGCAGTACTCAAAGAAACCCTGCGCCAGAACTTGGCGGATGTAGAGCTTTCAGCCGCCGAAATATCTTCGATGCTTGAGGCGCTGGTCTACATGACACAGAATCCGGCGCAGTATCCGGAGCTGCGCCAGAACCTGATCAACAGCGGCATGATTGATGCTGAAGATTTGCCAGAACAATTTGACCTTGAGTTTCTGGGCGTCTTAATCATCTCTCTTCATGAAATGCAGTTGATGCAGTTCGAGGGGGCGCAGGCTCCAATGATGGACATGCCCCCTGTACAGGGCGAAGACGCCATGCAAGGTCTTGATGGGACCCAGCCAATGGCCATGGCCCAAGGCGGCCTGGCGGATGTTGCGTCTTACATGGCTTCTAAAGGGCGCAATGGCGACACGATGCTTGCGCACATTACCCCCGGAGAAGCGCAGATGCTCAGAGCCCGAGGTGGCTCTGGCACGATCAACCCTGTTACCGGCCTGCCCGAGTTCTTTCTCAAGAAGCTCTTCAAGAAGGTGGTCGATGTAGCCAAGAAGATCGTTAAGAGCCCTATTGGAAAGATTGTTGCCACAGTGGGCCTTGCCACCCTTTTGGGCCCTACCGCAATTGGAGCCGCCTTGGGCAAAGCAGGCACTGCTGCGCTTGTATCTGGGGGCGTCACACTGTTGAGCGGGGGCAAACTAAAAGATGCTCTGATTGCCGGAGCCACTGGTTATTTTGGGGCAGGCGGCACCATTGGTGGCTTTAATCCAATCCAGTCCGTAGGTTCGTTCTTGCCAGGGGCTGCAGGCGGTGCCCTCAACACAGGCGTGGCTACTGGCCTTGTCGGCGCAGGTATCGGCAAGCTGGGGGGCATGAGCACCCAAGACGCATTGAAGATGGGCCTTACCCAAGGCTTGTCCGCCGGTGCGATGCAGGCCCTCCAAGGCCAGCAGGCTCCTGCCGAGCCGCAAATGCAGTCTAACCCGCAAACAGACAGCCCATTCTCAGGCGTACAAAACGACGGCACTGCTCAAAGCTTGCTTGCGTCGCAGCCTCAGGCCAGCCAGCAGATGCAATTTGATACGTCCCCACTGGGAGGCGCACCCGCAGCTCCTAAGGGCTTTTTCGAGTCAATGTTCAGCTCCGACCCTGCTCCCGCTGCGGCTTCTAACCCGCTGAGCGCTGTTCCAGGCTCCTCTGCCGCCTTGGGAGCAGGCACTGCGGCTCCTGCCGTACTAGGCGCTGCTCCGGGCGCTGCCGCTGCCCTAGGTTCCGCCGCTCCTGCCGCCGCAACAGGGGGTATGTTCTCGGGCATAGTCCCAAAAATTGGCCTTGGCCTTGGAGTTTCGGCACTGGCTGGCGGCTTTAAAGACAAGACGGAAGTAAATCCGATCTCAGAGGCCGAAAAAGAGCGGTATTTTGAGAATCTCAAGATAGCAAAACAACGCGACGACTTTATTAGAGGCGGTGGTTATGGCCTTGAAATGCCTTCGATTACCACACGCAGTCCAATTGTGGCCACTGATTACTCAGCGGCGCTTCCTATCAGGCAAGACACTTCGGTAGTAATGCCTACAGGCATTACCCGCTCTCCTGGCGGCATAGCACAGCCGTATAACCTTGCTGGGATGTATGGAGTGCCACTGGTTTATGGACAAGGAAATGTTCAAGAGCTGGCCAAAGGGGGCATGCCAAAACCTACAAACTTCCCACGAAAAACAGGGCCAATTAACGGCCAAGGCACCGGAACGTCAGACGACATCCCCGCTATGCTATCGGACGGGGAGTTTGTGTTCACGGCCAAGGCAGTGCGTAATGCTGGGAACGGAAGTCGTCGCAAAGGCGCGGCGCGCATGTACAAGCTCATGAAAATGCTTGAAGGCGGTCCTGTAAAGGGGAAATAAATGGCAACCGAATCTACTACACAAATAATGGCGGAATCGCCGAGGATCGAAGATGCTCGGATGCGGTTGCTAGATGAGGCAGAAGCAGTTGCCTTTGGCCTGCCAAACAAAGCAGGAGTTACTCGCCCTACTCTAGGTTCACAACTTCAACAATATGGCGCATATAACGTAGCGGGATTTACTCCTGCCCAGCAGGCCGCTTTGGACGCGGCGGCAAGACAGGGCATTGGGTCATACAACCCTTACATGGACAACGCCAATACTGCGATAGGGGCTGCCTACGACACGACGGGGGAGGCCGCTGACGTATTGCGCGGTGCGGACACCCGTGAGCAGTTCTTTGACGCACAGGCTGCCATGGGGCAGGCAGGGCAGGCAGGCGGTAACATCACCGCAGGTATTGGCCAAATCAATGAAGGCCTGAGTTACTTGGACAGCGCCGCACGGCGCACGGCTCAGTCCGACACCACCGATCAGTTCGGTGCTGCTCGTCAGGACTTGCAATCAGGCATTGGCGCGTTGTCCACGGCTCAAAACCTATCTGCAGGCTCCAGTCAAGCCAATTTAAGGCCTGCAACATCTTTTTTAAGTGGTGCAGTTGGGGGGTACGACCCCAGCCTTGCTGCTAAAAGTTTTCAGGACTTTAACAATCCATATCAACAGCAGGTAATCCAAGAAGCCATACGCCAAATTGATCGTCAAGGAGAGATCGCAGGGCAAGGCCTAGCAAATCAGGCAATCCGTTCGGGTGCTTTTGGAGGTGAGCGCGAGGGTATTCAACGCGCTGAGCTGTCTCGTGCGTTAGCTGAACAAAAAAATGCAGCTATCGTAGGTGCTTTGTCACAAGGCTACAACCAGTCTCAAGCTCAAGCCATGAACGCGTTTGAGCAGCAGCAAGCTCGTCAAATGCAGGCAGGACAAGGTTTGGGCCAATTGGGCGTACAACAAGCTCAACTGGGCCAAGGTGCAGCAGGGCAGTTTTTGCAGGCAGGACAACAGTATGGCAACTTTGCCTCGCAGGGCGGTGCACTGGCGGGCCAAGAGTCAGCGATCAACCAAAACATCTCGAACTTGTTGTTGCAAAATGCGCAAGCACGAAATCAGGCTGCGCAAACAGCCGCTGGCATTTACGGGCAGCAAGGGCAGCAGTTCCAGCAACTAGGCCAGGGCATTGGCTCTTTGGCAGGGCAGCAGTTTGGCATTGGCCAGCAGCAGGCACAGGGCCTTGGTGCGATGGCCGGTCAACTCGGCCAGCTCGGCGTGCAGCAGGCTGCTTTGGGTCAGACCGCTCAAGGCCTGCAGCAAAGCGACATCAACTTCTTGTACAACACTGGGCAAGCTCGCCAAGCGCTTAACCAACAGGCGCTTGACGCAACACGGGCCACAAACCTGCAGCAAGTTTATGCGCCTTACCAGCAGGCAGGGTTCTTGTCAGACATCCAGCGCGGAGCCCCTAGCTCGCAGATGGCGACTACCATTTCAAGCACCCCTCAAGCCAGCCCCTTCCAACAAGCCGTCGGCGTTGGCTTGGGAGCCATCTCCACCTTAGCAGGTGCACAAAAAGCTGGTCTTAAACTTTTCTAAGAGGTCGACATGAATAAGAAAATGATGGCAATGGACGACGACATTGAAAACGTCGGCATCATGCAGGGCTTTATGGACTCCATGGCCGACGAGGACGAAGGCGATGATGAGAGCGATCCAGAGGAGAAGCTGGAGCGCCGCCCTGACACCCCTGAAATCTTGATGAACAACCTGCGCGGCGACATGCGCTCTATTGAAGCGCGTCGTGATGAACTGGCCAACATGGTGGGCTACCAAGCAGCTACAGAGACGCCGGAATCAGTGTTGGCCATGCTGCAGCCTGTACTGGCGCAGCAGAGCGGCATTGGCGCGTTGCCTCAATCAGGGCCCCTGGCTCAAGGGCCACAGGCCCCGATGATGGGCGGCGCTCCTGGTATGCCCCCTCCTGGCATGCCTCCAGTGCCTGCCGACATGGGCGTTCCTCCGCCTGGTATGCCTCCGATGCCTCCAGGCGCGGGCATGCCTCCTCCGCCTCAACAAGGCGGCATCGCCGAGCTGTTGGCCGGCATGGGCGGCGCTCAAGGTGGTATGCCTGCGTCTGACCAGCCTCCAGTGGCCATGGCGCGTGGCGGGCTTGTCCAAAATTTTCAAGCGGGGTCTGATGAAGAAGGCGTGACCCCTGCTGCTGAACAAGGCCCTTCTGATGCGGGAATGATGATGTTTCCCCCGGAGATGGTGGCTGCTGCTCAGCGCCAAGCCATGGGCACGCTTAACCAGCAGCCCACTCAGGCCCCAAGCATTGAAGAAGCGACCATGTCCCGCCTGCCACTGCTCAACAAGTTGATGGGCCCGGACAGAAACGCGATGCAAGCACAAATGCTTTTTGACCTCGGACAACGGGCCTTTGGCTTTGCGGCTAACACTGACGAGGCAGGTCGCCCATTGAAGGGCAGCTTCATGTCTCGCTTGGCCGGGGCTACCCGAACACTGCCCGCCGCAATGGGCAGACAGCTTGAACAGATTACTCAGATTGATCGGCAGATCAAAATGTTGGCTCTGCAACAGGGTGAGAAGGACGTCGACAAGATTGAAGCGAAAAACGCTGCACTGGAAAATCGTAAAGGCAGTTTGCTTAACGAAGTGCTGCGCGCGCAGGCCAAGATTGAAGCTAAGAAACTAGGGGGCACCAAGCCCACCAGCATGTTTGGCAACAGCTTGGACGGGCGCATTCTGGACGCATTCGCCACCATCGGCCCAAAGATTGAAGCTGGAACCGCCACAGAGCCGGAAAAAATAATCTACAACTTGTCCGCGCAGCATTACACGCGGCTCACCCCTGTGCCAATTATTGATCCAGTGGACAAACAAATTAAGGGATACACGATGATGAGCAGGCCAATGCCTGTGCTAGGGGGCACCCCTCTTCCAGGACAAGGGGGAGCGGGTCCTATGGTGGGTCAAGGTGGTCCAATGCCCATGTCGCCAAGTATTCCTCCACTACCTGGTGCAACCGCCCCAATGCCTGGCGCGGCAACGACATCGGCGGAGCCGGAAGCGGGCCCTGAAATCTCTCTTTGGAAAGACCGATACAAGATTTCTGGGCCATTAAACGCTGCGAAGGATGTAATCACACAACTTCCAGGGCTAGGTGACCCCTTCTCCGACGTTAATTTGGCACGCCAGAGAGCTGGCCAACAAGCTGAACGCATTGTCGACTCCTTGCTTAAAAGCACTGCAGGAAGTGTCAGGGAGCAAGAACGGTTGGCCCCTGTAATTGGCATCAAACCTAGTGCAGTGATTGGCGGGGATGCCTATGGCACAAAGCTCATTGCACTGGGTTCCACTCTTCAGAGCATGATCCAAGAATATGAGGCACAAGGCCGCGCGGATTCGGGGCTGACGCCTGAGGCTAAGGGTCAGGCGCGGCAGCGGGCTTCTGCACTCAGACAGCAGTACGATAATCTGGGGCTTCCTCCTATCGTAATGAGCCAGGAGGAGCTTGATAAGTATCCGCCAGGCACTGAGGTTTTGTGGCAAGGCAGAACCCCCATTACTCGGCAGAACAGAGTAACGGGCGGCAGGTAACTAAGGGGCGTACATGTCTAAAAATGATCAGATTCCTGAAGGCTGGGAGCCAGTTGCACGTCCCGGCATGTCCGTAGATAGCCCCACATCCGAGCCACTTCCCGAGGGCTGGGAGCCAGTTGCAAGTCCTGCGTCAGAGCTCGCAGGCCAAGCAGCCTTGGGCGCGGGCCAGGGTCTCATAAGCGCCACTCCAGCAGTAGGCGGTGCGGTGACCGGACTAAAGCTGGGCCTCCCCTTTGGCCCATTTACAGCGGCGGCTGGCATGATCGGTGGGGGCATTGCTGGATACTATGCAGGCCAGAGTGCGGAGGACGCTTACAAGTCGTTTTTCCCGGAGCCCAGCAGCCCCGATGCAAAGGTTTTCCGGGAAGCGGGCAAGACCTTCGGCGGCAGCCTGCCGTTCGCAGCAGCTGTTCCCTATCTGCCCACGATGACTGGCAACCGCGTCAGTCGCTTTGTCACAAGCATCCGCGACGCCGCCGTGCGCAACCCCAAGACGTTCAAGACCAGCGAGGTCATGGGCGCACTTGGTGCGGGCATTGGCGCAGGCGTAGCCGAGAGCGAAGACCCGGGAGCGCCTGGTACACGCCTTGCTGGAGAAGTGATTGGCGGCATGCTCTCCCCAGGGCGGTTCCTGATCAACCAAACGGGGACCGTGATTGACGGCCTGTCGAAGATCAAAGGCAACTTCAGCGAGGCCTCGCGTGAGGCCCGCGCTGCAGATCGCCTAAGAACAATTTTGGAAGAGTTTGGGGAAGACATTCCCACGTTGATCCGTCGTCTGGAAGCAGACATGCCGATTGACCAGCTGTCCTCGCCTGGCGCAAAGCGTCTTACCCCTACGTCTGCACAGAAGACAGACAGCCTGGGCCTGACTGCTCTGGAATCGGCCCTGGGCCAAACTAACAAGAAGTTTCTTGGGGAAGCGCGAGAGCAGGGCCGCCAAGCGGCGCAGGCCTACCAGTTATTGGCGGACCGGCTGAAAAACATTGGCACTCCTGACTCCTTGGCCCTGGCCGCGCAGTTGCAAGAGGTCCGGTTTAACTCAATGATTGACGGGCGCTTGGCTGATGCTGACAGGATCGCAGCGTTAAAAATTTCCAAGATTACCAAAGACACTCCTCAGGCCCGCCGGACTATTGGCGAGACAATCAAGGAGCAGACCGAACTTGCGTTACGCGATGCCCGAGATTACGAGTCGAGCCTGTGGAAAGACGCCCTGTCGCAGATGACGCGCAAGCCTGTGGCCATGCCACCTGGCGTGCCGTTAAACGTGGTTTCTATCCCAACGCTTGCACCCGTAAACACGGTCAAGGATTTCTTGGACTACACAACAGGCATCGGCGATGCGGTGCTCGACAAGAACACCCCGGCTGTCGTCAAAAGCATCATGTCCAAGTTTGGCGTGACGCCCGACGCGATCAAGAAGTACAAAGCAGGTCGTCGTAGTGAGGAGTTTGCTCTCACCGGTCAAATCCCGGCACGCTTTCTGCCCCAAACCAAAGATTTAGACTTGTCTGAGCTGGTGAACTACCGCTCCAACCTTCTGACCATGGCGCGTGAGGCAGCAAGCAAGGGTGAAGCCAGCAACGCCAACTTCTACAGCACTATTGCGCAAAGCCTGATGCGGGACTTGGACACTGTCAAAAGTCCGGCGTTCGACGAAGCACGCACCTTCTCCAAGGCACTGAACGACGTCTTCACCCGAACGTTTGCAAAAACAGCGTCTGAAAGCGCTGATGTCACCCGCGCCGGCGCAGAGCGCTTGCCCGCTGAAATCCTGGTGAAGCGCGCATTTGGTGCGAATGCGGATGTGACGGCCATGCGCATGAACGAGCTTGAAGACGCGGTCAAGTTCATGTCGACTCAATATGACAGCGCCGTAGCCCGCTTTGGCGCGAACAGCCCACAAGCTGCCGCGCTCAAACCTGCTGCAGACGTTTCGCGTGCAGGGGCGGCCTCTATGGCCGACGCGCAGCAGCGCGTTCTTCGCATGGGCGCGGCGGCTGCGATCGACAGCACCTTTGATCCCGCCACCGGGCGTGAAGTCACGCGCCTGAACACCACAAAACTGAAAAAGTTTGTGGCAGAAAACAAACCTATGCTGGACAAGTTGGGCATCACGCCTGATTTGAATGATGCAGTCAAGGCAGAGAACGCTTTCCGCATGGTGCAGAGCGAAAACAGCGCCCTGATGAAGCGCGCTTCGGACCAGTATGCGTTTGGGCAGGTTCTCAAGGTAGGCAACGAGCGCCCCAGCATTGCAATTGGAAGCATGCTTAACGGCAACAACCCGGTCCGGGACATGAAGAATTTGGTCAAGATGGCCACGGATTCTGACAACGCAGAAGCAGCTGTTCGAGGGCTGAAGCACTCGCTGTATGACTATGCCTACACCAAGGCTACCGGCCCTAGCGGCAAGTTCAGCCCCCAGGCTTTTGAAGACGCTTTCTTCAAACCTTTGGGACCGAATCAGCCTTCCGTCGTAAACGTCATGCGCGCCAACGGTCTTATGACGCTTACAGAGATGAAAAATCTCAAGCGCCTTACAGACCCGATGGCCCGCATCGAATCCGCTATGACTAGCGGCCGTATGTTGGACGAAATAGTTCCGGGAAGCGACGCGATTGAAGAGTTGGTGCAACGCGTTATCGGAGCTCGAATTGGCGCTGCAGCGGCCCCTGGTGGACCAGGCTCGCTGATCGCGGCTTCCGCAGGCTCCAAAGCCGTGCGATCCATCTTTGACAAAATGCCTAGCATGAGTACCGTGACCATCATGGAAAGGGCCGCACAGGACCCTGATTTCATGGCGCTGCTGCTCAAGAAGGGCCGCACAGAGACTGAGAAGCTGCAGATTGCTCGGCAGCTGCATGGCTACATGCTGAACGCAGGACTGAACTACGCCACCTACGAAGAGCCTGAACCCACGCCCGCTCCCACCAACCAATCGCCGCTGACAACTCAAGGCCAGGCCGCGCGGCTGCTACGCCAACTCCCCCAGGCCCCGTCTACCCGGGGGGTCCCAGGGCTCAACCTTGCCCCCAAACCAGCAGGCCAGCCGGCCGCGTCAAACAACGCCCCTGCAAACCCTTCCGCGCGGTCTCAGTTCCAAGCGCTGTTCCCAAATGACAGCATTAGTGGTCTGGCTGCGCAGCAGGCACAGCAGCCGCCTGTGCCGCAGTAAGTCTTGCCATCCACTGGGTCTTGAAGTTTCGCCACTCTCGACCCGTGGTGGTGAACTCCTGCGTGGTGCCGTCCTGCACCGCGATCAGTACGGCGCCAAAGTCAATGTTGGTGCCGTGCATCCAGTCATGGGCCGTGGCGTAAGCCGCGAGCTGGTGGAAGTAATCGGTGATGTGCTCGTAGCGCTTAGGCTTGACGGACTGCTTGAAGTCCACGATGGCCAGCTTGCCACGGTACGTGGCCACCAGGTCAGTGGAGCCAGCATATTGCTGACCGTAATGCAGTGACACCTCCGAGCCGTGGATCGCGGAGATCGCACCGAAGTACCGGTTGGCCAGGCGAAAGGCCATCTCGTAGCCCCTCAAGGCCAGCCAGTCAGGGCTCACGGCCCACGGCTCGCCGCTCAAGATGTGCTCCAGCGCCAAGTGCATGTGCGTGCCCACATGCGCTGCTTCCCCTTTTTGCCGATCGGCCTCGGCCTGGCCAACTCTGTCCGCCCACTCCTTGAGCGCCGCCTTGTCCTTGGTGCGGTCCAAGATGGTTGTCACCGACGGGACACGGCTGCCGTCAGGCAGTGCGTACATGCGGCCGGTGGGCGCGTCGATGCGCTCGAGCTTTTTGTAGTCAAAGCTCTTTGACCAGGGGATCAGATGAGCCATTGTTTGAAGTCCTCTCCCAGCACCTGGGTTGCGATGTCGATCTTGCTGCGCAGCGCCTTGACGATCTTCTCGTCCACGGTGCCCACGGCGATCAGGTCAATGTAGGTGACGTTCTTGGTCTGGCCAATGCGGTGTGCACGGTCCTCGGACTGCAGGCGCTTTTCCAAGTCAAAGCTGTTGCTGTAGTAGACCATCGTGCTGGCTGCCGTCAGGGTCAGGCCGTAGCCGCCCGTGCTGGGGTTGCCGACAAAGAAGCGCAGCTCGCTGTCAGGATTCTGAAAGTCATTGACGATGCGCTGGCGCTCCTCCGACTCGGTGTCGCCGTAGTAGGTGGCCACACTGTTCATGCCGTACTCCTTGGCCAGGGCCAGCTTGATGGCCTCGATGTCGTGGCGGTAGTTGGCCCAGATGATGATCTTGCCGTCCGTCTCCTCGACAACCGCCAGCAACTCGTCCATGCGCTTGTTGGGCAGCTCCACCACAGTGCCGTCATCGAGCTTCACGTGACCGCAGACGATCTGGTGCAGGCGCATGATCTGGGTGAGGGCGTTCACGGTGCTCACAATACCGCCGTCAATCTGCGCCAGGGCCAGGGCCTTCATTTCGTTGTAGGCCTTGATCTGCTCGGGCGTCAGGTCCACCTCGCGCTTGACATAGAGCTTGTCTGGCAGGTCCAGGCACTCCTCCTTCTTCACGCGAAACGCGAAGCGGTCGAGCTTTTCCTTAAGCTCGTCCAGGCGGCGGTAGCCCACGACCTGCTTGAAGCTGTGGGTGTTGAGCTGGCGCTCCACGGTGACGCAGTAGCGGGCCTGGAACACGTAGAAGCTGCTCACATTCAGGCAACCGTCAGACAAGAATGCACACTGCTGGTAGAGGTCCATCGGGCTTTTGGTGACCGGGGAGCCTGTGAGGATGCGCCTGTACCGCGCGCCACGGCCCACCTTCTCGGTGTTTTTGCTGCGCGCAGAGGTGTGCGTCTTGATGGTGGTGCTCTCGTCGATCGCCATCATGGCGTTGTGCACCAGCAAGAAACGCTTGGCAAAGGCCGTGCCCTTGGCAGTGCTGAACGCCTCAACGTTCATGACCAGGATTTTGAGGTCCTCGGTGACGGTGAACAGCTCGTCCATCGCCTTTTGCTCGGCCTTCCTGGGCGACGGCGACCAGATGGCCATGCGGTGGACGATGTGGTCAGGCAGGTGCTTGGGGATTTCGGTGTCAAACCAGTTGCGGTAGACGCCCTTTGGCGCTACGATCAAAAACCCGTTGATCTTGCCCTTGTCATAGAGCATGGCCACGTTGTTGATCAGCATGAAGCTCTTGCCTGTGCCCATGTCGGCGAACAGCGCTGCCACTGGGAAGTCCCAGAAGCGCTGAAGGTAAGCCTGCTGATGTACGAAGGGCTTGTTCTTGAATGGGTAGGTCGATAAAAATTGGTCCATGTGTTCTCTCTTTCTTGCAGGGGTTGCAACCACCTGAAAAGATAGTGTACACTGGTCGCTCGAATTCAGAAAGGAGAAATTCACGTGCCAAAGGTTTACGTCGTCTCAGAGACTACGCAACACAACATCGCAAGCGCTCTGGACTATGGCCAGATCGAAACTATTCTGCCGCCCAACGCGCAGATTGCTTTCTCTGTTGTACCGACAGTCCGCCGCATTCAGCGCAAGCTGGAAAAATTTACTGATGAGGACTTCTTGCTCCTCATTGGTGACCCGTCTGCAATAGGTATCACCTGTGCAGTAGCAGCCGCGAAGAACCACGGCCGCTTCAAGTGTCTCAAGTGGGACAAGCGTGAAAGACGCTACATTCCGCTCGAGGTTGATTTATTTAAGAAAGGAGAAATAGATGAGTCTTACGAATTTATTTGAGGATGACGCAGGTGCATTGAAGGTATCAGACGACCAGGTATCTGGTATCGCTGGTCTCGCCAAACGCGCCAAGATGCTCGAGAAGGAAATCGCCGACATGGAGCAAGTCCTTGCCGAGCGAAACGAGCAGTACCGCAAGCTGACAGAACAGACCATCCCCGAGGCCATGGCCGAGACCGGGATGAAAAAGTTTGTCATGGAAGATGGCAGTAGCATTGACATCAAGCCGTTCTACGGAGCGAGCATTCCAAAGGCCCGTCAGGCAGAAGCGTACCAGTGGTTGCGCGATCACGGCTTTGACGACATCATCAAGAACACCATCAGCGTCCGCTTCGGTCGCGGTGAAGACGAGCTGTCTGCTCGTCTACTGAATCTCCTGGGCGCGCAAGGCTACCCTGCCGAGCAAGCACAGAAGATAGAGCCCCAGACCCTCAAGGCCTGGGTTAAGGAACGTGTCGAGAAGGGTGAGCCCGTCGACACTGAGCTTTTTGGCGTATTCATTGGCCAAAAGGCTGTCATCAAATCAAACTGAAACAAGGAACACGAATCATGGCTAAGAACGAAATCGCGGAACAGAAGGCCAGCACCGCACTGGCAATCATGAGCGACCTGGAACAGGACGCTGGGGCCGGCTTTGACGGCATGACGCAGGATGACTATGCACTGCCATTCCTGCGCCTGCTCACCAGCACCAGCCCTGAAGTCGGCGAAGTTGATGGTGCCCTCCCAGGCATGATCCTCAACTCCGTGACAGGTGAGCTGTTTGACGGCAAGAAAGGTATCACTGTTGTGCCCTGCGCCTATGTGCGCCAATACATCGAGTGGGCCCCACGCGGTCAAGGCAGCGGTGCACCTGTGCATATCTACCCTGCTACCAGCGACATCCTGTCGCAGACTCACAAAGAGCCTGGCGATAACAAGGATTACCTGGACAACGGCAACTACATCGAAAACACCGCCAATTACTACGTGATGTTGGTGAGTGAAAACGGTATCCCTGAGCCTGCCCTCATCACCATGAAGTCCACGCAGCTGAAAAAGAGCCGCAAGTGGAACTCCATGATGCAGTCGGTTAAGCTCCAGGGCAAGAACGGCTTGTTCACGCCTCCGATGTACAGCCAGCTGTATATGCTGACCACAGTGGCCGAGTCCAACGACAAGGGCAAGTGGTTTGGCTGGGAAATCGAGCGCATCGGCCCTGTCGAGAGCGCTGAAATCTACAACGCAGCCAAGGCATTCGCACAGTCGGTCAGTGCGGGTGACGTGAAAGTCAAGCACGAGAGTGCAGAGGGCGCTGAGTCAAGCAACGGACCAGCTCCATTTTGATTTTCGGGGCCGAAAGTGCAGGGGAAACTGATAGTTGAGTCGTTCCAGGTAGCTCCTGGAAGGCAATACACGGGTACCCGCCTCGGCATGAGTAGGCCCCACCTCACTAGAAAGAAGAAATGATCGACATCACCAGGTTCAAAGCGATTTTTTCCGGCCTGGACATCGCCTATGGAACATACAAAATTGAATCATCCCGAGGAGACGGGAAACAGGCAGGCAAGGCCGTCGTGGTGCGCAAGCCACCGACTGACGACCTGTGGGTCAAACACCTTGAAGGCGTTGAGCCGAGTCTGGGAATTATCCCGATCCGGGCGGATAACTCCTGCATCTGGGGCTGTATTGACATTGACCAGTATCCACTGGACCACACTGGCCTCATAAAAAAGGTCAGGAGCCTTGAGCTACCAATGATTGTGTGCCGCAGCAAGTCTGGCGGCGCGCACGTTTTCCTGTTCGTCAAAGAACCCATCCCCGCTGCTGAGATGCAGCGGTTTCTCAAGGCCTGTGCTGCGCTTCTGGGCGAAGCCGGCCGCGAGATTTTTCCCAAGCAAGCTGAAATCCTGGTTGACCGTGGCGACACGGGCAACTTCTTGAACCTGCCGTACTTCGGTGGGGACCAGACAATGCGCTACGCCATCAAGGACGATGGCACGGCCGCGACGCTCGAAGAGTTCTACGAGCTGTACAACCAGTGGGTCCAGGACCCTGACCTCAAATTTCCCGAAGAGCCCAAGGAGCCGGATCACCCGATCAAGGACGGCCCTCCATGCTTGCAGGCACTATGTGCCCAGGGCGTGCCAGAAGGCACACGCAACAACGCACTCTTCAACATCGGCATCTACCTCAAGAAGGTCATCCCCATACACTGGGACGACGCCCTGGTAGAGCACAACCTCAAGTACGTAGCGCCGCCGCTGCCCAACAACGAAGTCCAGATTCTGGTCAAGCAGCTGCACAAGAAAGACTATCGCTACAAGTGCAAGGACGCACCGCTCAACAGCTTTTGCAACAGCGGCCTTTGCAGGACACGCAAACACGGGATCGGGGCCCACGGGCCAGACTCCCCGCAGATGTCATCGCTGTCCAAGTACAACTCCGAGCCACCACTGTGGTTCCTTGACATCAACGGCAAGCGGATCGAACTGGACACCGAGAGCCTGTTCGCACAGGCCGCTTTCCAAAAAGCCTGCGTCGAAAAACTCAACCTCCTGCCGCCCACACTGCGCAAGCAAGACTGGGAACAGCTGCTCAATGCGCTGCTCAAGGAGATGGTTGAAACTGAACAGATCACTGAGGCGAGCGAAGACACCAGCATCACCGGTCGCTTCAACGATCTGCTCGAAGAATTTTGCACGCACCTGCAGCAGGCAATGGACCGCGACGAAATCCTCATGGGCCGCCCATGGACGGATGAAGACGAGGCCAAGACCTACTTCCGCATGAAGGACCTGGAGGCGCACCTGGTGCGCAACAACTTCAAGGGCATGACTGCACCGAAGATGGCACAACGACTGCGAGACCTGGGCGGCGAGCCCATCAGTCTCTTCCTCAAGAACCGCGCAGCACGGTGCTGGCGCATCCCTCGCTTCAACCGCCAGGACGCCCCCTTTGAGACGCCAGAGCAGCGCACACAAAGGAGTCCGTTCTGATGAACATCACCAAAGTGTTCGGCCCACCTGGGTCAGGCAAGACCACCTACCTCTTGAGCATCGTTGAGACCGAGCTGGCCAACAACGTGCACCCGATGAAGATCGGCTACTTTGCGTTCACCAAGAAGGCGGCCACCGAAGCGCGCGACAGGGCCATCCAGAAGTTCCCGCACCTGAACCCCGACACCGACTTCCCGTTCTTTCGCACGCTGCACAGCCTGGCCTACCGGTGCCTGGGCATCGGCACCAAGGACATGATGTCGCCCGAGCACTACAAAGAGTTTGCCCAGGAAGCCGGCATCGAGTTGGCCATCGAGAGCGGCGAGGAAGAGTTTGCGGTCAAAGCCGACAACCCGATCTTGAATGAGATCAACATCGCCCGCATCCGGGGCATGGACCTCAAGACCCACTACAACCAGTCCAAGATGGACATTGAGTGGTTCCATTTTGAGTACGTCGAGCGCGCCTACCGCCACTACAAGACATCTCGCAACCTTCTGGACTTTACCGACCTCTTGGAGCACGTGCTGCTGGAGCCCGAGCGCCTGCCAAAGCTCGAAGCATTGATCATCGACGAGGCCCAGGACCTGTCACGTTTGCAATGGAGGCTGGTCGAACAACTCGCGTTGCGCGCCCAGCGCTGCTTTTTGGCAGGCGACGACGACCAGGCTGTCTACACCTGGGCGGGTGCGGATGTCGAGAGCTTCTTGGGGTTTACGGGTGATGTCAAGGTCCTTGATCAGTCCTACCGGGTCCCCGCCAAAATCCACGACCTAGCCAACCGTGTGGTCAAGCGCATCAAGCACCGCCAGCCCAAGGTCTGGAAGGCGCGCGAAGAGGTCGGCAGCATCAACTACTACAACGACTTCCAGCAAGTCGACATCAGCCACGGCAACTGGCTCATCCTGGCCAGCACGAACTACATGCTCACCGACATGCACGACTGGATCAAGAGCCAGGGCCTGCTGTTCGAGCGCCACGGCCAACGCAGCGTCAGCGAGAGCATCCTCACCGCCGTGCTGGGCTGGGAGAAGCTGCGCAAGGGCGGCGAAGTGCCGTTCCCCGTGGTCAAGATGATCTACAAGTACATGGACGGTGACCACATCAAGCATGGCCACAAGATGCTGCGCACGGCGGACCCCGTAAGTATGTACTCACTTTCTTTGCTGAAAGAAAAGCACGGACTTCTTTCAGATGAAATCTGGCACAAGGCGCTGACCAAGATCAGCGAGGACCGCCGGGACTACCTGGTCTCGCTCTTGAGGCGCAACACACGGCTCACGGGCCACGTGCCCATCAAGCTGTCCACGATCCACGGGGCCAAGGGCGGCGAGGCAGACAACGTGCTGCTGCTCTCAGACCTGTCCACCAAATTTGCCAAAGACTACGACAAGAACTCAGACGACATCAACCGTCTGTTGTACGTGGGCATCACCCGCGCCAAACAAACGCTTCATATCGTGCTGCCCAAGAATGAACAGAAAGGCTTCAGACTATGAAGCGCGACACCAAGACCATGTCCATGTTCCCTCGGATTTCCGAGTGGCTCCCCCCACAAATTTTCCCTAACCTGAGCGAAGCAAAGGAGATTGCAATTGACCTGGAAACCTGTGATCCGAACATGGAGTCGCTTGGTCCTGGCTGGCCTCGCAACGACGGTTTTATCGTTGGGTACGCAATCGCCGTGGATGGCTGGGCTGGCTATTTTCCTGTTGCTCATGCTGGTGGTGGAAATCTTGACAAGCGTCTGGTGGAGCGGTGGGTCAAAGATGTTCTCGCAACGCCGGCAGACAAGATCATGCACAACGCCGCCTACGACCTCGGATGGCTCCGAGCCACCGGGTTCGAAGTAAACGGCACGATTTACGACACCATGCTGGCCGCGCCTCTCTTGGACGAGAACCGCTTTGCCTACAGCTTGAACAGCCTGGGCTTTGACTACCTCAAGGAGATCAAGTCTGAGCAGGGCTTGAAAGAGTCCGCGTCCGACTTTGGTGTGCACCCTAAAAAGGAGCTGTGGAAGCTGCCGGCCATGCACGTGGGCGATTACGCTGAGCAGGACGCCGCGCTCACGCTCAAGCTCTGGCATCACTTCAAGGCCCTGCTGGCCCGCGACGAGGTCGAGTCCATCTTTGATCTCGAGACAGAGGTGCTGCCGGTGCTGGTGGACATCACGCTCAAGGGCATCAACTTTGACCGCGCCAAGTGCGAAGCGCACATGCGCGACATGCGCACCAAGGAAAAAGAAATCCTGGCGTTCCTGAAGAGCCAAGCAGGCATGCAGGTGGACATCTGGGCAGCCCAGTCCATCGCCGCAGCGTTTGACCGCCTGGGCGTGCAGTACCCCAAGACCGCCGCTGGCGCGCCGAGCTTTACCAAGAGCTTTCTGGACACGCACGAGCACCCCATGGCCAAGATGATCCTGGAGGCCCGTGAGCTGAACAAGACCCACGGCACGTTCCTGGAGCCCTACCTCAAGCACAGCTCTAAGGACGGACGCATCCACACGCACTTCAACCAAATGCGCAACGAAGACGGCGGCACCGTCACCGGCCGCCTGTCGGCCAGCAACCCCAACCTCCAGCAGGTGCCCGCGCGCCACGAGATCATCGGGCCAATGGTGCGAGGCTTGTTCCTCCCAGAGGACGGCGACATGTGGGCGGCCAACGACTTCAGCTCCCAGGAGCCGCGCCTCTTGGTGCACTACGCCACCCTGCTGGGCCTGCCCGGTGCGGAGAAGATGGCTCAGGCCTACCGCGACAACCCCAACACCGACTTCCACCAGATGGTCGCCGACATGGCCGGCATCAAACGCAAAGCTGCCAAGACCATTGGCCTGGGGCTGATGTACGGCATGGGCAAAGCAAAGCTGGCGCAGCAGCTGGACCTGCCCGTGGACGAGGCCAGCGAGCTGATCGGCACCTTCCACAGCAAGGTCCCGTTCTTGAAGGGCACCGTGGACGCTGTCATGAAGCGCATCGAGCACCCGTCGTCTGGCGGGTCAATCCGCACGCTGCTCGGGCGCAAGTGCCGCTTCCCCCTGTGGGAGCCGATTGAGTGGGGCGTCAACAAGGCGCTGCCGCACGAGCAGGCAGTCATTGCCTACGGCTCACGGATCAAGCGCAGCGGCACGTACAAGGGCCTGAACCGGTTGATCCAGGGTTCGGCCGCAGACCAGACCAAAGCGGGCATGGTGGCCCTGCACAAGGCAGGCTTTAACCTGCTGCTGCAGGTGCACGATGAAGTTGCACTGTCCGTGCGCAACAAGGAAGAGGCCCGCGAGGCGGCCAACATCATGGCCACCGCCGTGCGCCTGGAAGTACCTTCTCGCGTGGACGTTGAGACTGGACCGAGCTGGGGTTCAGCGGCATAATTCTTGACGGGACAATCGCAGTTGCCCCGATCATGACGAGACTCCATTGAGCCAGGACCTGCTCCTGGCTCCTTTTTTGATAAACTGATCGGTTCCAAAGAAAGGAGAATTACATGTCAGAGGAAGAAGATACGCCACCCGTGGCCTATGTACGTCAGAAGAGACGTAAGCGTGGACGCCCCAAGAAGGTTGGCAGACCAAAGCTGGACAAGCAGCCAGATCGCGCTTCACCTTCCATGCGCACGGGACAGCGCTACAAAAGCATTTCCGTCAACGAGGAGACTTACTACATCCTCAAGGAACTGTCCACCTTCTACAAGGTGTCCATCGGGGTGTACATCTACAGCTTGGTCCTGCCGGCGTTTGACCACGCCTACCAAGAATCCCTAACGCTGCAACGCATTGAAGAAAACAGAAAGAAGGCCAAGAATGAAATACCAGACAGAGATGACGTTCCCCGTCGAACTCACTTTTGAGATGCTGCCTCCTCTGGTGGTGGAAGGCGTGGAACTGCCCGTGCAGATGGACATCACCAAAGCCCTGCTCACCATTGTCGGACCCAGCGGCAAGCCCCGCCAGGTGGACATCTTGAAGACCTTCAGCGAAGATCAGATCATGCTGTGGGAGGACCAGATTATTGATAGCTACTTTGAAGACACCGATGAGGAGTGACCATGAAACTACGAGAGGAGCTGCGCGCGGTTAAAGAGATTTACCCCGCGATAGCGGACTTGCTTGAAGAGGCTGCACAGCGCATTGAAGACCAGCGTCAATGGCGATCCGCTTGGTTAAGAGCAGAAAATATAGTAGAGTTGTTGACAAGTGAATTGAGTATGCTAAGATCAACGCGTCTACATAGAAAGGAGAAAGAGTGCAATGATTGAATTACACGCAGATAAGTCCGACATGGTCTACCGAGACCTTGCTATGACAGGGAGATACTTCAACACCGGTAAGGTGTTGATTGGTGTTTCCTACGTTCCACGGGCACGTCCAATGTCCTGGGATGAGGAGCGCATTCAAGGTGCGTTCCTCAAGAAGCCGGAACCACGGATCACGGCCCGCGCATGGGGGTACATCCTTCTTGTGATCACATCTCTTGGAGGCGTTCTCGTGGCGAACGTCCTATGAGAAAGCGTAGCAAGTACCGACCCAAGCCTGTGCTCCAAAGCCCCATGGACTACATCCTCTCCGGCTTCAAACCTGTTCGCGAACTGCCAGGCATTTACCTGGACGCACAGCTCAAGAACCGCGCTGCCTTGGAGCAGGTCCGAGTGGGCCACGCGGTCAAAGAAGACATTGACATGCTGATCGGCGCGTTCAACATCACCGAGGCCCTGGCCATGAGCGGCATGGGCAGCGATTGGATGGACGAGATCAGACAAGGACAAGACGCGCTGCTGGAGCTCTCCCGCAGAGGCGTCGCACGGGGCATGCGGTTCATCATGACAGCCAAAGAGTGGGAAAAGCTCAAGCTGGTGATGGACCTGCATGAGGAGCAGCTGGCGCAGGCCACTGTTTACGACATCGAGAAGGCGCACGACTTTGTTTACCGGGAAATCGCCCAGGGCAAGGCAAGCGCAATTGTTCAAACTAAGAAGGAAGAAGCATGACCAAGTCAGAAAAAATCAGAGAGTATTTCCGCAAGCACCCCGATGCTGATGTGGCCAAGGTGGCCGAAAAGTTTGAGGCCGCCATGGGCATGACCTACAAGCTGCGCAAGCAGGTCTTGGACGGCATGTTTCAGGCCCCTGAGATGGTGCCGATGCCTGAGCCAAAGACAGGCCGCAAAGTTATTGTCTCTTCAGATCAACTGGCCATAGCCGCCAAGCTGGGCCTGAGTCCTCAAGACTTTGTCAAGGGTGGCATTGAAGGGGGCTTCTTGAAATACGTGGACGAGACCCTGGACAACCGCGCCCAGGACTACGGCAAGTTCAAGGACGGCGCCGAGCTGATGCAGGGCATCAAACGACTGCTCGCGGACCACGCCCTACGGCACAACAAGACGTTCGCCGATGATCAGTGGGAAGCCCTGGAAATGATCGTGCACAAGATGGCGCGCATCGTCAACGGCAACCCCGACAAGGTCGACCACTGGGTCGACATCGCCGGCTACGCCAAGCTGATAGCAGACCGCCTGCAAGGCAACGCACGATAACCCTTTAACACTAAAGAAAGAGAGAAATGACATGGACAAAGACATCATGGTTACGGTGTACACAGAGACCGACTTCCGCATCCACATTGACGAGTGGGACAGCGGCGGCATTTGGTTTTCTGTGCGCAACGATCGCGCAAGCATCCACACGCCTCTGACACGCAAGGAGGCTCACCAAATGCTGGTGGGCCTGCAGTCCATCCTGGCAAAAGAAGAGGTGGCAGCATGAGAGCCGTCGGACAATGCCTGGACTGCTGGTTCTGGTCCGACATGATCGCCAAGTGCGAGGGCTCCGGCCCCGTACAGGCCATGTGCCTGAACCGCGAATCACCCAAACACCTGAAGTACACGGTGTCCCAAAACAGCTGCGACAAGTGGGAGGACTCGATGAACGGGTTCCGTGTGGACTCGCCCGGAGAGGAGCTGTCATGACCTGGCCATTCCCTCCCTTTCCACTGCCCCCGTATCAAGAGCCACGGGCCCCGCGTGGGCCTGTGTATCCAGCTGATGCAGAGGAGGCACCGCTATGAGCATGAACACGCCGTTCCACCTGCGCCAGCGGGAGTTCAACGCCTTCAACGCGGCCAACCCGGCCGTGTGGGAATACTTTGAGCGCTTCACGCTGGAGGCCATCAACCACGGTCACAGGAAGATCAGCCACTGGCTCATCATCAACCGCATCCGCTGGGAAGTGGCGATGAAGACCACAGGCCAGGACTTCAAGATTTGCAACAACCACATTGCGTTCTACGCGCGCCTGTTCGTCAAGGTGCATCCGCAGTATCGGTTCATCTTTAACCTAAAGCGCATGGAAGACGAGCCATGGCACGGGGACATGCCACTATGACAAACCAAAACGAAGTACTGGCCAATCTGCACGACATCATCGCGGCCAATCGCCAATACACCACCTGGACTGTTTCAACGCCGCACCTGGTGATGCTGTGGGAGAAGGCCCAAGAGCTGGAGCGTGAGGCCTGTTTGGCAAAAGCGGACACCGCATTGCTTGGCGCGGAAAGAGCGTTGCGCAACAGGGTCATAAAGGCCATACGCACCAGGGAGAAATCATGAGCAAGCACGTTTATTCCACCACGGTGAACGTCGACGTGGACGTTGACATCGACACGGACGACCTGACTGACGAAGAGCTGATGGAAGTATGCCAAGAGCGCGGCCTGGTGCATGGTGGCTTCAGTGCTGATGTTATTGAAGAGCTGTTCGTCCTGTTCAAGCAGGGCAAGCATGCCGACATCCTCATCCGCGTGCGTGAGCTGGTGCAAGATGCGAAGGGGGTGGTGCTGTGAGCCGCAGTGGATACTCCGACGACATCGACGACAACTGGCGTCTGATCATGTGGCGCGGCCGGGTGGCCAGCTCGATTCGAGGCAAGCGTGGCCAGGCCATGCTGCGCGACTTGCTGGCTGCGCTGGACGCGATGCCCGACAAGCGGCTGTATTCCAACAACTTTGCGACTGCTGATGGTGAGTTCTGTACCCTCGGTGTACTGGGCTCGGCTCGCGGCACAAAGATGGATGACCTGGGCGACGCGGAAGAGGGTTGCGACGAGCGCTTGGTTGCCGAGCGCTTTGGTGTAGCAGCTCCACTGGTCCAAGAGATCATGTGGATGAACGACGAGGTGGTCGATGACTACAAGTTCGTGGACGTGGAAATCTGCGGCCCAGTACGGCCTTATTACCCCGACTACGGCAGACACACCAAGACTATCCACATGCACGACGACAACGCTCCAGACAAGCGCTGGCGCGTGATGCGTAACTGGGTGGCCGAGCAGATCAAGGAGAAGACATGAGCGAGTTCGAATCCACCTGCTGCGGCATTCCCTGCATCATCCGCGTGACCAGCTGGGAGGGCTATGTGCCTGCCCGGCTGTCTGGCCATCCCGACAACTGGGCCCCTGCTGAAGGCGGCGAAGGTGAATGGGAAATCCTCGACCGCAACGGCCGACCCGCTGCGTGGCTGGAGCGCAAGATGACCGACGACGACCGCTACCGCATCGACGCGGAAATTTTTAACCACATGGAGAACCTAGATGACGACTACTGAAGCAACCGTGAGCGGCGTACAAGCCGTAACCGAAGTGGCCGCGCCCGCAGCCAAGAAGACCCGCACCCGCGCCAAGCGCCGCAGCTTTAAAGAGGTGCGCCAGGCAGAGCGCGAAGCCGTCCTGGCAGGGCAGAAGGCCTACTACGAGCCCAAGATGCGTGAGCTGGCCGAAGAGATCGGGCTGCTGCAAGGGCAACTGGAAGAGCAGCACGAGATACTGAGCAAGATTGAAGGATCATGGATCACGGCCCTGCGCTACTGGGCAAAGGGGCACGTATGAACAACATCGAAGAATTCATCCGCCTGTTTGAGTGCTGGGAAGAAGGGCTTTCCTACGAAGACTTCTACATAGACATCAACAACGCCATCGAAGACGCCAAAGCCTCTAGGCGAGAGGCCCAGTTCACGCCCGACAAGTACTACATCACTGGCTGGAACGCCGCCCTGGACATGGCCGCTGTCAAGCTGCAGGCCGACTTCCGGCAGGCGTTTGGCGCCGACACCTGCGCGAGCTGGGCAGCATGGCTCAAGGAGCAAAAGAAATGAGTGAACAACCAGAAGCACTGCGGCTGGCTGATGCTTACGCAGACGCATCATTTGAGCAAGGCTTGAACCAAAGAACAGAAGACCCCGCGCCAGAAATGGCAAGGAAGACGCTGGAAGATGAACTGCGACGCCTGACGAACCTGGCGTATGACCAGCACTCGGAAATCTACGGCCTGCGCTTGAAGGTGATGAACCTGCAGAAGGCGAGTCAGAAGCAGTTGAATGCGCTCCATTGGATCGCGGATCGCTGCCCACTCATGCTCATGGAGCAGCCGCTCCACGGCATCCACAAAGAAATGGCGCACGACGCCGGAGCTTGTGCCCGTGCCGCCATTGGCGAAGCAGGAGAACAGAAATGAGCACGCACGAAACCCCGACGGCACAGCTTGAATGGTCGCTTTATGTGGAATGTCCGAAGTGCGAATGCTCCAACGATTTGGCAGACCCACAGCACGACACGGATCACGACATCGCTCGCCACATCTTTTCCAACACATGGGACACGCTGCGTGGATGGGAAGTGATCTGTGAGAAGTGTGAGCACGAGTTCAAAATTGAAAAGGTGGAGTATTGACATGACATTCCCAGAATGGTGGTCCCAATTGACCAAACCCGAACAACGCGCCATCGGCGAAAACAACGCCCTCTTTGTCTGGCAGGAATGCCAGAAGTACACCCTCATGACCATCGAAGAGGCATGCAAGGCCCAAGTGGCCTACGACCAAGGCTTCAAGGACGGCCGCGAGCGCTTTGAAGTCAAGGTGGCCGGCTGGACCCTCACCCCTGGCGTGCAGCCAGGCATGATCTGGATCAGCGACGCCGGTGGCGAGGGTGGGGACTTTCACATCTACGAACTGGCCGAGGTCATCGGCAAGTTTTACAAGGAGAAGTTTTGATGGACGACAAAGACTACGAGGCCCGCGCCCAGGCGCACATCGCTGCCATTAAGAAATCCTCAAAGGCAATGGTAGAGGACGCCGCAGTGCGTGCCGTTCATAAGGTGATGGCTGAATTTGAGGCCAAGTTAGATGAGCGTTTTATGGAGCCACCGCCTGATTTCATTGACGCGTTGAAGTATGACGTGGCGCGGCGTGACTCTGAGTTCTTTACGCACTGCGTTGATCAGCCATACGACTGGTCAGAGTGGGTGTGCCCTGACCCTAAGGGTTACCTGATGAAGTGCTGTGACTGCGGCTTGGTGCATGAGGCTGAGTTTGGTGTGGTGCGCTACAAGTCAGAGACTGAGCGCGAAGACTGCGACATGGTGAACGACCCGAACCTGCAAGCTGTGTTCCGTATGCGCCGCAGTGAACAATGGTCTCCAGAAGATACAGCGCACAGGGCTGGAGGTTTGCCGATGGAGCAGCCAGCACAGCGCAAGCCGCTGACGGATGAGCAGATTTCGGATATGTGGTGTGAAGTCAGCAATACTGACTTTGTGACGGCAGACACCCATGTGTTTGCCCGAGCCATCGAAGCCGCCCACGGCATCAAGGAGAAGTTCTGATGAAGCTCAATCAAGGCGAACTGGCCCAAGGGCTAGTGGACGAATTGCTTGAAGTGATTCACCGCTACGACGAGGCGTTTTACATGTCCACCGTCATCGGCGTGCTGGAGCTTGTGAAGCAGCAACTGATCAACGACTCACTGGAGAATCAAGATGACCTCTAACCTCACCTCCTCCGACCTGCGAGAGCTGCGCTCCATGCTCACGGACCTGCGCTTCATCCAAGCCGCTGCCCTGGTGGGCTCTGGCATGAACGAAGACAAAAAGGCCGTGGAGTACATGAAACAAATCAGCCGCATGGTCAAACTCATTGACTTTGAATTGAAGGACAACCTAGCATGACTGACTGCAAACACAACTGGCAGTTCACGGACCACGGCACGGGAGCACTGAAGTGCACACGCTGTGGCACGGTCACCGGGCCAAAACCCTACGAGCAGCGGGTCCAGGACTTCCTGCAAGAACCATGGACCACGGAGCAGTTGTCGGTGCCCACGGGCCAGCTGTACGCCTTTGGCCCGCTCAAGCCCGACTACAACATCACCTTCCACAACAACCACGATACCTCCGGCGCTGGCAAGCAAGTTGGCCGCATGGACTTCAACGGCCCGGAGATGGTTTTTGAAGGCGATGCTGCCGAGTCTGCCAAGGTGTTCATCGACTGGATCGCCACGGCATTCAAAGGCCGCCTCGAAGAAGAGCGCCAGGCAGAGCTTAACGCCTGCTGCGACCTCCTGGAAGGCATGCACATCGCCACAGACGGCAACCACAACTACTACCTCTACGCAGCGGTGGAGCTGCGCAAACTGAGGGGCAAAAAATGAAAATCGCCTGGACCTTTATCATCATCATGCTGGCGCTGCTAACCATCAGGAGCCTCTATGCCTGAATGTCCACACCGCTGGGAGCCCGTCTCCGGCCAGCCCATTTACAAATGCGCCTGCTGTGGCGCTTTTCTAAGGATTATCAAATGAGACCCGCAACACACTCAACAGAAAACCCCCCAGTCCAGATCGACAACATCGAACTGGCCGAGTACGTCAAAAGCCTGCGCCGAAGAATCGAAGTGCAAAACGACCTTCTCGAAGCCCTGGCCAAGGAAGTCGCGCACCACAAAGGCGAGGTCGAGAAACTCGCCCTGGACCTGGGAATCAAAGAGGGCGGCGCCGGCGTAGGCTGGGTAACCGTCAGCTCATGAAGACCGAACTCACCGAAGGCCTCCTGCGCGAGCTGGTCAACACCACCCACATGGTCCAAGTGGTCTGCCTCACCATAGACGGCGTCAAAGTCGTGCTCCTGGGGCCCGTGCTCCACGTGCCCACCGCCGGCATCCACGTCGGAAACGTCCAAGAGATCGAGTTCGGCGAACTGGTGCCCGCCCACCTCGCCGCCAAAATGCTGGACGGAGGCTTTAGCGAGAGCATGGGCGTGCAATAGAGCGCAGAGCATGCGGATGGGACAAGGGCTCGTGGTCCACGGATCACGGGCTTTTGTACTTTTGGGGTATAGAAAGGACCACGGACCACGGACCGAGGGCAAATTTCGTCATTTACATAGACTTTTTTTGACTCATCATGTTTTTTTTATTTTTTTTGTGAGATTTGGTGTAATAGACGTAATGGTGTAATAAGTCAATGAAATCAATGGGTTATGAGAACACAGTACATTACACATAGTCAAGAAGTGTAATTCTCATAAAATGCGCGCGCAGACCTTTTTTGAAAAAAAAAAAACATACTCTTCCCTAAAAAAGTCTAACTAAAACCCTGAATTTGACATATTGATTGCGTTGACTGTGCACTTGTTGCACAATGTAGCCATGAAACTCGAAAAGAACATCCCTTTGCCCGGTGGCGTTGACCCCCGAGAGCGTTACCCCTTCCCAGATATGGCCGTGGGGGATAGCTTTTTGGTGCTAGACGCTACGTGGATCAAGAATTTGCGCAGCGCGGCGTACATGTACTCGCGCAGGCATCCTGGCACCAGGTTCACGTGCCGCCGGCATGGCGAAGGCTGGCGGCTGTGGAGGGTGGCTTGATGGCTAGTTTAGACGAGAAGTTTTTGGCGGGAAAACGTCTTGGAGGCCGCCCGGCGTCCGTGGAAGAGCGCATCACTGGCCCGGTTAGACCCTACAAGCCCCGTACTTTGTCGCCGCAGGAGTGGAAGTTTGTGGAAGAGTTTGTGGCAGGGGATGGGCATGTCACCCTGAAAGAGGCCGCCCTACGTGCCGGGTATGGCGATACGTGGGCCAAGAGCCGCGCACGGGAGTTGACTGACCCAGACAAGAGTCCACACATTGTTGCCGCGATTCAAGAACGGCGCAGGGAATTGGGCGAAAAGTATGCCACCACGTTTGAGCGGCATATGCGCGACCTACAAATCATCCGCGATCAGGCCCTAGCTGCGGGGGCTTATGGTGCTGCTGTTCAGGCGGAATACCGCCGAGGGCAGGCTTTGGGCACGATCTACATCGACCGCAAAGAGATCAGGCACGGCACGATTGACTCCATGAGTAAAGAAGAGGTGCAGCGCAAGTTGGACGAGATCAAGCGCCTGTATGGGGGCCAAGCCGGGCCCATTGTGGACGTGACCCCCAAGCAGATCGAAGAAGAACCCGAAGAGGAAGAACCAGATGGCCCTGAAACCGGAAGCGACCCTGTACAAGAGGGTCAGGGAAAATATCCCAAACTGCCATTTCACCCGGATTGAATCCCGTGTGAACCTGGGCATCCCGGACTGCCTGTTGGCATTCCCGCACGGGGTGTTTGTGATGGTGGAGCTCAAGGTCGTCAAGCGGGGCCGCAAAGTGGCTTTATCACCCCATCAGGTGGCTTTTCATATCAAGCACGCTGACCTTAGATGTCCGACCTACATCTTGGTTCAGTATTACCCGCCGGGGGCTATGCAAGCGAGTAAGTCCGAGTTGCTCCTGTATTGTGGGGAGCAGGCTTTGGATGTAGCGCGGCTAGGAATTGACACCCCGGCCTTGGCCCGTTGGCCGTGGACGGGGGTGTCGTGGGCTGAGATGCGAAAACATTTAGTGGACAGTTGACTTGTCTATAAAGTTGTGTTAAGATCATGAACACCTAGACGTCCTAGGCAACATAGAAAGAGAGAAAGACCATGAACTTGACTGAATATGATGGGGTTGAAATGCACCCTGTCGCCCGCGAAGTGATAGATGGCATAGAGTGCTTTGAGCAATGCGATCGAGATTACCCCAACATCCATTATTGGAGCGTTTACCTGCACATGGTAGAGGGGGGGATCACTTGCATTGCCGATTGTCCTAACGAAGAAACCGCCTTGTTTGTTGAACGGGCGGTAGAAGCGCTGCTCTTCCAAGAAAGGGCAACGAAATGAAGACATCAGAACTATCAGGTTCCGCCCTTGATTGGGCGGTGCAACAATGTGAGGGCACTCGCAAAGACATCGATTTTGCGTGGTGGACAGAGGATTACACACCGTCAACTAACTGGGCACAGGGTGGGCCAATCATTGAGCGCGAAGGAATCAATCTGGATAACTACGCCAAAAACCCACAATGGAGCGCATGGACACCCGCACCAGATCAAGCAACAGGAGAGGCGCAAGCATACGGCCCCACACCCCTGATCGCAGCCATGCGCTGCTACGTTGCCAGCAAGCTGGGCGACACCGTAGATGTGCCAAAGGAGATTGATGCGAAGGTCTGACCGTCTGGCGCTTAACCGCGCCCTAAACAAGCCGCCCCCTAAGCCCCCTGACGACAAAACACAAAAAGGTCTGATTGTTCGTCTGTTAGGCTTTTGGTTGTTCCATAAACTACTTGGAGGCGATAGATAGGTTTTGAACGTAAGAACGGCCCCTGAAGGGGCCGTTTTACTTGAGGCAGGGGTTAGGGCTGTCTACTGCTTAATTACGGGCTTAATGCGTAATTCGCTACGGTCTACGGCTATTCCCGCGCGGGAGCATTCAAGCAAGTGGTCGTCAATTCCCTGTTGCGCTTGTAGGGCAGTAGAAAACGTCAATTCCTTTTCGTCCTCAGTCCACACGTTTTCCCACCCATAAATGAATCGGGTCTGCACCTCAAACACGGTTGGCCTCCGTGTCTATTTCGATGGACTCAATGTCCCATGCCCCATCATCCCGGTAGTAGTCTTGGTCAACCTGCTTCCAAGCCAAAGCCTCGGCCTCATCCTCATTCTCGGCCTCAATGGTGAGGTTGATGTAGGAGGTGCGCTTCAATTCGATCTGGTAAGTTTTCATGCTGTCTCTTCAATCAGTTCAATGTCGCAAACATCGCCCTCACACTGCACACAGGCTCGGGTTGGGTCGAACCAGTCAAGGGCCGTGGCCCCCGCCTCTTCTTTGCTTGAGGCCTCCACCTCGATGGTCTGCCAATAGGACATCACCACTTCAACTTTGTATTTACTCATGCTGTCTCTCCTTGTTTAAACACCTCTTCAGTGTTAAGGTCAACGAACGGGAACTCATCATTCAAAAACGAATTGTCCACATTGATGAGTTCAAGCCTATTGCCTGCACTCCAAACAAATACATTCGCATCAAGGGGCAATGCACTCAATGCAGCGAGTAGGTCTTGTACTTTCATTTACTCCGTCCTTCCTTACGGCCTTGTTCAAAAAGGCGCACATAGTCTTCGCGCTTCTGCGACTGCAACCCCTTTAAACTTTCGTGAAAGGTCATCCACAACCTTAGGGCACGGGGCCCCCTGGCTGTTTCGTAGCGGTAGCCAAGATTGATTAGTTCTGATTCGGTCATGACAAGGCCCAGATAGTCAAGATGTACATGAAGATGGTAGTCAGAATTGCCACCATGAAGTCAAAGGCGGCTTGTGCCCGCTTCTGTCTGCGTTCCAGAGTGAACTGTTCACGCATAGTGAGGGTGTGCTTGTAATATTTCATGCTGTTTCCCCTTTATCAACTGACACCTCTTCATTGTAGGCAAAAGTGCTTGCAACAGGGTCTTCCATCTCTTCCCCATTTTTATAAACAGCTATCCATAAGCCCTCATTGACAGACAGTATGCGGACAGAAAAGCCCTCAACGTCAAACCATGCTGCTCCCTCTTCCAACACATAATCATCATCTTTTAAGTTCATGCTGTTTCTCCCCGTTGTTCGCGCAGCGCGAGTTGCTCAATCATGTCATTACCGCGTTCAATCAGAGTGTCTTCAATGTGTCTGCTATCGACATATTGAAGTTCTTCAGGACTCCAGATAACCACAAGAAACCCTGCATCTCGCATTTGGTATAGTGCGTTAATCCATTCTTGTTTCATGATGTAACCTTTCTTAATGAAAATGTGTAGCTAGTCCCGTCAAGGTGATAATCCCGGCTTTCGCAATTGATATAGCGGCATATACGCAGTTTCCCGCCAATACCAAATTTAACTCTAGCCTGACGTAAGGCCTCCCGCCATGTAGTCGCTAAGACCTCTTTATGCCATGTTCCGTGATCTGAAAATAAGAAGTAGGTCATGCTGTATCCCCTAATTGAATGTATTCCAAAACCTGTTTCATACCGTCAGCAGACACTGACCATTCAGGGACACCTCCATCAAGGCAAAGCCCCCTTCCGTATCCCCCATTCTCTGTCAGGGTAGAAACATAGTATCTAGATACAAATTGCCCCCTTCCCATAAAGTCAGGGAAGTCATAGCGGCTGTCATAGAACTCCACCATTGGGGCGCTGTCATTTGTAAGACAATCTTTGCGCCCGTACTTGTCTCCCGTATTGACAATGCGGACATTAAATTTTTCAATTTTTATCATGCTGTCTTCTCCAATAATTCCCGTAAGTTTTTTGCGGTATGACGATAGGTTTTCCCGTTATGACAAGCAGTTACACCCCCTTTGTCATTCGTTATGACGTAGACACGCCTGATGTTTCTTCCGTCTCCCCGTATATCGGCAAAGTACGTGTACCCCTTCATAGGGTATGACACACTATTACGTGTGTTAACAGTCTCACAAAGATTGTCAATGGTTGTTTTACGCATGGTGTCAACCTCTTGGCCCATATGAACGAGATTCATCAGTGGCGCAATTTTTGGCCTCTTCTCCCCGTTCAATTGCATCAAAGACAATTGACTTGTCATAGTCACTTGTCACACTTGGACAGGGATAATGTCCTGATAGACACTCGAAACACTCCTGAAAAAACTGTACATAGTCATACGCGGGCCCATTACGTTTTTCCCACTCTTCTAGCGTCATAGTGTCTTCAATTTGGTCTTCAAGTACTCTAACCTTTTCTTCCAATTCCACAATTTGGGCCAATAGGTCAGCCGTGCGAACGTCTCCCGTTAGATACGCGAGTTGTTCTTGGTCTTGAATGGTGTATGCGGCATTCATGTCAATGCTCCTTCTTCCGTAAATTCATAGTCATTTGCCCGTATTGATTCGACAATTGCTTCATCACTAAAGTAGTAGTCAATGTCCTTTGACACTGTTGACACAAATGCTTCAATTGCAGTCTCAAAGGCGTGATTTGCGTCTCCTGTCCTTTTGAATTCATTAAAAAAGGTGTAACGTAGGTCACAATCAAAGCAAAACCCTGTCGGCATTGCTTCCCTGTCAAATGAAGACAGTTTTACCCCTCTAAAGTGTCTTGTTGTTGCGTCTGTAGAGACAAATGCGCGATAGTCATTCGACAGGCAATAGTCTGTAACTTTTACGTTAAATTCATCACAAAAAGCCCTTAGACTGTCTTTGCATTCAGTAAACCAAGGGTATTTAGTTATTTCCCGCATTTTTTCTATAGCCTTTTCTTTTGCCCCTCCCGGCAATTCATCAAAGGCGTAAATTGTGGTTTCGATTGTTCGCATGGTGCGCCCCTCAAATTGATTTGACGTTAAAAAACCGCGTTTCTTCGTCTTCGTAACCCGATAGAAACGCACAAATACACGCATTCAAGGCCCTATACTTTGACAAGTCTCCCGTGTCAAAGTCTTTGCGAAACCTAAGGCCCATTTCCCGTGAGACTTTCCGAATAGCCCCTAATTCACTCTTCGCGTGAACCTTGAAACGGGTTACCCATGAATAATTTGCTTCGTCTCCAAAAGTGTCTGTCACTTCGATATAAAAAATGTTTTTCATAATGTCACTCCTTGAATGAATCGGTTAGGTTCAATACAGATACACACTATGCGTTCAAATTTGGGCGCATCAACCGTGTGCACAATTACGTTTCTTCCCGTGTGTGTGTAACTTTCCACACGTACGGTTTTCCCGTGTACTTGAATGATTTGGCCAATTTTGTATTGGGCCTTAGGTATAAATGCGAATCTCATAGGTTCACCTCTACAATTGTTTTCTGGTTTCCATGAACAACGTACGTTGTTCCAATGTTAGAAAAAATGGCGCAATACACTCTTCGCCATTTTTGGTCAATGGTTCGCACCATGTAGCGTGTAGGTATCTTTGCCCCATAGCCACTAGCGGTATAGGACAGGCCCCTTTTTTGCCACTCCAACTCATGAACCCGTACGGAAGGCCCATTACATGGAAGGCGAACCAATTGCCCCATAAGGGGCCCTTCTTTGACAGTTTCAAAATTCATGGCGTACCTCTTTAACGTAGTTCGCGAGACGGGATATATCCATACTCCCGCATGAATTCGTTAACCGTTAGATTTTTGGCCTTGTAAGTTTCGCCACACTTCCAAGATTCGACAGCATTGGCCCCATATCGCGGTTTAGTGGTGCGGATGTTGATGTAACGCATCTCGGGACGGCTATGCGCTGCCCGTTCAATTTGTTCCGCTTGCTGCCAAGTCTCGCATTCAATAATCAATTTATTGGTCTTGCATTGGGCAGCGCCCCAACCAGACATAAATTTGTCGGTCATAGTTACGTAGAGCATGAGGGTTCTCCTGTTGTTGAGGCCTCTACCTTAAATCAACTCATGTCAACTTGTCAACTCTTTTTGTGAGGGTATCCGAAAATTTTTCTAACTATGCGTTTTTTGCATAACCTTCCCTTCCCGGTTTTTTCTAAACCCGTCTCGCGGTTCGCGGTTGGTTCACCTTTGAAGTGTGTGGCGTGTATCACGTTACATGGCGCATGGTTCGCGGTTCGCGCATGGTGTAGCGTGTTTCGCGTCTCCCGGTTCGCGGTTCGCGTCTCCCGGTTCGCGATTCCTGGAGGGCTTGCGTACGGTTCGCGGTTCGCGGTTTACGCATGGTGTCTCGCGTCTCATGGTGCATGGTGCATGGTGCATGGTGCATGGTTCGCGGGCCCCGGTTCATGCGCCCCGGCGCGTAAGTGAGTACCCACTCACCCCGGGGCCAGAAAAAAGGGCCCTGTCGCGGGCTGCGCGGGCATTTGCCCGATTTCACACGCTAGGTTTCACGTGAAACACTTTTCAGGCCCAAAGGAAAAAGGGCCCCCTTTGTCAACAAAGTCAACTTGTGTCAAAATTTATGCAAATTTCAAACGAAACGGACTTCCATGATCCCTGACGATGTAGACGCTGACCGGCTGCGCCTTGAGTACCGGCTCGCGCAGCTTGAAACGCAAGAAAAGGCCAAGACCAACTTCATCGACTTCGTTCGGTACGTGTGGCCCCAGGCCTTGATCGGTGAGCACCACAACGTGATGGCCAAAGCTTTTGACCGGATTGCCAACGGCACTTTGAAGCGCTTGATCATCAACATGCCGCCTCGGCACACGAAGTCTGAGTTTGCGTCCTATCTGCTGCCGGCGTATCTCATGGGCCGTGATCCGCGAACCAAGGCCATTGAGGCGACGCACAACAGCGAGCTCGCCGTGCGCTTTGGCCGCAAGGTGCGTGACCTGATGGACATGGACACGTACAAGGAGGTGTTCCCGGATGTGACCTTGAAGCAGGACAGCAAGGCGGCTGGCCGGTGGGACACGAACCTGGGCGGGGAATACTTTGCTGTTGGTGTGGGCGGCGCGATGACGGGCCGTGGTGCGAACGTCTTGATCATTGACGACCCGCATTCGGAGCAGGACGCGATGAGTGAGTTGGCGTTGGACAACTGCTGGGAGTGGTACAGCTCTGGCCCGCGTACGCGACTCCAGCCGGGTGGTGCGGTGGTGATTGTGATGACGCGCTGGGGGACGAAGGATTTGACGGCGAGGTTGATCAAGGCGCAGAAATCGCGGAACGCGGACCAGTGGGAGGTGATCGAGTTCCCTGCCATCTTGCCGTCTGGCCGACCACTTTGGCCGGGGTTTTGGAAGCTGGAGGAGTTGGAGGGTGTCAAAGCCAGCTTGTCAGTCCAGAAGTGGAACGCGATGTATCAGCAGCAGCCCACGAACGACGAGGGTGCCATTCTGAAGAGGGAGTGGTGGAAAGTCTGGCCAAAGGACGATCCGCCTATTGTTAACTATATTATTCAATCTATGGACACGGCGTACTCCAAGAAGGAGACGGCGGACTATTCTGTCATCACGACGTGGGGCGTGTTTTATTTGAACGAGGATGCGGGGGCGTCGATCATCTTGCTCGATGTCAAGCGCGGGCGCTGGGACTTTCCAGAGCTCAAGCGTATTGCGAAGGAGCAGTATGACATTTGGCAGCCGGACAACGTGTTGATTGAGGCGAAGGCCACGGGCACAACGCTGCAGCAGGAGCTGAGGAAGATGAGCATCCCGGTGACGATGTATTCGCCGGGTGGGCGGCGCGCGGGCCAGGACAAGGTGTCCAGGGCCAACGCGATTGCGCCGGTGTTCGAGGCGGGGATGGTCTGGGCCCCGGACACGGAGTGGGCGGAGCTGTTGGTGGAGGAGTGTGCGGCGTTCCCGAACGGCGACAACGACGACATGGTGGACAGCACGGTGATGGCGATGGACAGGTTCCGGCGGGGCAACTTTATCAGCTTGAACACGGACGATCAGGACGAGGGCAGTAGCGCGGAGGGCACACTTGTGCCGGAGTACTATTGAGCCGTAAAATAGGGGCAACTTATGGGCAGGAGCCAGTATGAACAGAGTGTATTCAACAGCTGAGATGAATGCTCCGGGGATCAGTGAGAGCACCCGTAGACAGATGGAGCAGAATAATGCTGCTGTGCGCGCTTTTCAACAACAGCAGGCTGCGGAAAAGGCTTTAAGAGATGCTCGGAATGCAGCAAGTGCTGCTTTGACTGCAAGAAGACCAATTACAAAAACGCCGATTGTAAGGACGCCGATTGTAAGGACGCCGATTGTAAGGACGCCGATTGTAAGGACGCCTGCTCCGACTTCAAACCGGCCTGGGCAGGTTAATTCAAATATTCCTGCAGGAACGTCAGCTCTGCCTTCGTACACTCCGCCTTCGTACACTCCGCCTTCGTACACTCCGCCTTCAACCCTGCCAGGACAAGTAAATTCGGGCAGCGGGTCGACGATTGGCACATCCATGGGTGATACGTTCCGGTTGCCTACGGGCAGCGGGTCGACGATTGGCACATCCATGGGTGATACGTTCCGGTTGCCTACGGGCAGCGGGTCGACG